TTAATACCTCTATAATCTTCTGAGAATGTTCCATGATATTATTAAAATTCTGCAAATATTCACCAGTAAGTTCTTGTCCGTACACTATGTTTTTAATAGCATCTATATCGTCAAGAGTATCAATATATGCCTTTAACTGATTAAGATATGTAGTATTCTGTGTAACATTAATTTCCTGTGCAATATAAATAGTATATATATCAGTAGGTGAGTAAAGTTCGCATGATTCCCCGTCAGCGTGATAAGGCACATCCATTCCAGTGGTTTTAGCCATCTGAACTAAATTAGAAATGTTATTCTGATCTGAATAATTGTATGAATAGTGCTTTCCATTATAACTTATGCCGTTGATAATAATATTTTGACAAGTATTAGTAAGTTCTTGTATTTTAAACCTATAAATACTTTTAAGCGTATTATTTTTAATAACTGCCAATTGTTCAGCTTTTTCAGAATCTGATGTAGTTGTTATTTTCCCTTTAATCACTTTATAATTATAGCATCCATTTTCGTCAGTAATAATCATATCAGATGCATAATTTCTTGCTGAATAATCATATCCCGAATTAACTAATATACCATTTTCATATTTATCATCTAAAACTGTAATAACGCTTGTTATATAATTATTATCATTATAAATAGCATATGTATAATATATAGTATTATTATTAATGAATTCAATATAATTATCTGTCTTATTATACAAATATTTGTATTCAAAGCAATTGTATACTCGTGTTTCAGCATCTAAATATATTTCAAAACCAGATAAATTATTAACAAAATCTATATCTGAATCCTTAGATAGATATAACCTTAATATATCAGGATAAGATGTGAACTCATATGATTGTATATTTGTAACAGAATTATCATTAATATTCTTTATAAACATAATTTTCCTCCTCGTATTATATAATAGTAGATTATAATCTATTTTTACCTCTTCTATAACATATATCTAAAATACACTTCTGTATTCCGAAAAATATTATAAATAAACATATATTATTTATAAGTATATATGTGACTTCCACAAATGAAAGTACCCTTGCTTATAGTTCCTTGATATGAAAATAAACACCAATTTATCTCACCTGGATAGCATAAAAGACATAATCCATTTTGTTGTGCTACAACTGGGATAAGAATTCTATTCAAAGGTTTTTTGGGTATCTCATTAGTCCACTTGAATGAAGTATCATATGCTGAAATATTATTTAATAGATTGCCATTAAAATATATCTCACACATACCTAAATTATTATATCTATAATATAACGTAATTCCATTAACAGTACCAATGCTTACATATTTAGTCCATAATTCATTCGTTTTAACATAATTGTATAATCCATATAAAGCTAATTGTGAAGGAGCTACACCACTTGATGCATCGCCCAACGAAGAGGTATAAACATCGGTTAATTTAACATGTCCATAATTAGTCGCAGTTCCCTTTCCATAGGTAGTAGCAGTACTTGCATGAGAAGAAGGAGTGTAATTTGATGGTTTACCACTCACATTTGCCCATGCCACTGAACCTGCGCTATTAGCATAGTTCACGCTGAAATTAGATGGATTGTAAACATACATATTTGCACCATCATCTCCTCCCCATAACCATTTTGGTTGTCCGTTTTTCCCAGACCAATTCCAATTTTTATTACACGATGCTGATGTTGGAATATAGTTATGAGTATGACTCGCAGGTGTAAAACTACTAGGTTTTCCAGTAATTTCACTCCATGAATATGATGGTTTAGATGCTTGTTTTGCCCACGAATAAACATCACTAGCAGGTCTAGCATTAGATAATCTGCTATCATTACCAGCACATGCAGTATTAGCAGTAGTTCCGAGAGGTCTCCAAGTATTTGTATCGGTGTTAGTTGATGAAATAATAACTGTATTACCGGATTTACTTACTGTTGTTGCACCACTACCTTGAATAAGAATATTACCATTACTATAATTACTTGATGTTGTACCGATATTAGTAACAGTATTTGTATCTGTGTTTGTATCAGTTAAAGCAATAGTAGTATTACCACCTTGGTTCATAGTAAATGTACCTTTGATAGCTCCATTTTGAGTAATCGTTACAGTACCATTACCTACTGATGGAATTTGACTTGTTAAAGCTATTGTACCTGCTACATTAGGAAGATTAATAGCAGTACTAACATTGTTACCAGCATTATAATTTGTATCAGTTGTATAATTAAACACTAAATGATCACTGTTTGCAAGATTTCCTATTGTCCAAGAACCATTAGGTGTTTTCTGTCCAACTATAGGATTGTAATTTCCACTAGCACTATTTGTACCAAACACAGCAACGTTATTTCTATCTGATATCCAAGTACCACCGCCACTTCTAGTAATACGACCTGATAACGTATCGCCAGATTTATTTACTTTTCCACTAATATCCTGATGAGAGGTCAAATATTGACTATGTGTATGACTTGCCGTTGCAAAGTCACCTTTATTTGCTGTAGCTGCCGAGCCAAGAGTCGGCTTATTCTTAATTGATGCATCGCCACTTGTAGCATTCCAATCAGGTTGAGGTCTCCAAGTATTTGTATCTGTAAACTTTGCTCCAGCAGGGACATCACTGTTTACTGTGTGACCATTAACAGTAGAAGAGTTACCACCATTCGCCGCCATACTCGTAGGCTTATTAGATAAATCATTGTAACTACCTGTGAAAGCTACAGTTTTTAAATCACTAAACCATTTTGCAATTTTACCAAGAGAAATAGATAATTTTTCTCCTGTTGTTAAATTTGCACGAGTAGAAGCAGCAGTAATAGTATTGGTTGTATTACTTGCATCACCTGTTTTGTCTAACTTATTTGTCACAGTATTCCAAGTTGTAACTAGTGCAGATGTAATTCCGTCAAGTACAGATTTGTTCGAATGTGTATGTTTTTTTGAATTGGCATCATCGTAATTTGTTTTGTCTTCTTTAGACATCAATCCATCGAGAGTTTGGGTAGCTTTTGGAATAGCATTAGCAGAAATTGCAACCCACGTTGAACCACTATAACGGTAAGTATAATCGGTGTCTTTTACGTTTACAGTCCAACCATCTTCAGGTTTAGGATAAGTTTTTGCAATATCGGCAAAAGTATTAACAGATTCTTTCCAGTTGATATTATTTTCCAAAGTAGAAAATTTATTATCTATCTCATTTTTTGTATACTTATCATTCCAATTATTTTTATTTGAATTTATAGTATTTTCAACTGATACAGCTTTGTCATAAGCTATCTTAACCGCATTGGCAGTAGGCGCATGAGTTGTAGAAGTAGAAGAAACACTATTCTCAAGTTCATTTGTAAGTACAAAATAATTGTTGTCTAATTTATTTTGTAAATCATTTGCCTTGTCGTTTGCATTTTTGGCAGCGTTATTAGCATTTGTTATAGCAGTTGCTGTATCTGTCTGTCTTTTAGATTCTTGAGATTGCCTTGTTGTTTCGTTAGAAATCCTTGTGTTTTCGTTTTTTATACGTGCTGCTTCTGCGTCATTGCGAGACTTTTCATTACTAACTCTAGTTTGTTCATTAGATATACGTTGGTCTTCATTATTTTTTCTTAATTTCTCATTTTGTTCACGCTGAGTTTCATTAGACTGTCGCTTTGTTTCAGAATTTTCTCTTTTTGTTTCAGCAGAAATACGTTTATCTTCATTTGATTGGCGTTGAGTTTCATTGGACTTTCGAGTATCTTCATTTGATTTTCTATCATTTTCATTAGAAACTCGTGTATTTTCAGAATCAATTCTTTTTTGTTCATTAGAAACTCGTGTAGCTTCCTGTAGATTTCTAGTATTTTCAGCATTTAAACGCTGTTTCTCAGATTCAATTCTAACATTTTCAGCACTTATACGTTGTTCCTCGTTTGATTTTCGGACATTTTCATTATTCTGTCTAACATTTTCATTCGCAGTTAAAGTTTTGTCCAATTCAACAACCTTTTTGTTGTTAAAATCTATTTGGGCAAGAGCATTGGTTAGAGCATTAAATTCATAAGAAGATTCTATTTGAGAGTGATTTAAAGCTGTAGGTGTGATATTTATATAAAAATCCATGATTGATATAATAGGTGCATTAACCTTATATATATCATCTATATCTGTAGGTTTTTCATTAGATGTAAAAACCCTTCTTATTAAAAACACATCAACAATTGCCCTACCGGATGCGGCTAACATTTGTTCAGTAAGAACAATTTTTATTTTTCCTGTATCTGTTATTTCCACTTCATTAAAAACACCATTATCATCTGGCTTTTTAAGTCTTAAAAAAGCACTCATAATTGTTTTGTCTAAAGTATAAATAACACCGTTTTCAACACAAGTAATTTCAATATAACGTGTTTCATCATCATATTGTTTAGCATTTACAGCGACCACATTTTTTGCATATAAATCAAGCGTTATTTTAGAAGTGGTTGTTTGATTTGAAGCCATATTTTTAATTAACTCCTTTCGTAATTATTTTTAAAGGATAAGCAATAAATTACTCATCCTTTAAAGTTTCTATTTGTTTATTAAGACTTTTAATTTCCTTAATACAGTATTGTAATGTTCTAAAAGCAATAGGGATAAATTCAGTATATCTAAGAGAATATACATATTCATTTGGTATTTCTTCGCACACTTCTATACCATTTTCATCTTGAACGGTTTTAACTTTAGGTGATTTTATTAAAGCTGCAAATTCTTTAGAATCTATTCCTAACTCAGAAATCATATCTTCGATGTCTTGAGCTATAAAACCATAGTGAGTTCTACCAGAAGTGTTATCATTCATTATATAAGATGATGGTTTTAATTTTTCAGTTATCTGGACACATATATCTTCATCTAAAATTTGTATATTGTGCTTTTGATTTCTATCAGATGTGTTTATTTCTCCTGTTTGTGCCCAAATTTGTCCCCATTTCCAAGAAGAAGTTCCAAGATCCATTGCATCCATCTTAGGAGAAAAGTGCCATCCATATATAACATCATGGTTAGCATCATAAGATACACCATAAGAAATACCATAATTATCTTCACCAGAAGCAAAGAATCTTAAATCCTGTTCAAAAGGATTTTCGATTCTCGCACCATTTGAAAAATTAATTGTTTCGTGAATAGGACTTATAAACTCTATAGAACCATCCATATAATTATTGATACGAAGTGCTGATGTGTAAGCACCAGTTGAAGAATTAACATAACATAAATTTAATACATCACCTGTATCGCAATATAAATCTACAGATCTTCTTTTTTCATTATTATAAGTATATATACTTGTAGTTAATCCTCCGACAAAGTTTTCCTCAGAATCAGACCAAGAATATAACCTAATATAATTTTGATCTATTAACATACCTTTGTTATTGTTATTATTAGCTTGATAAGTAACTAATGCTCCATTTGATATATGCCAATTACCAACAAATCCTTCAGTAGCATTAATAGTTCCAACAATATATGCATTCTTTGCATACATAAAACCATCTGCACGAACATACCATTGTTCATTCCAATTTTCTGCTGTAGAAGTTCCTGTATTTGTAAGAGTAGCAAATACCCAATCAGTTCCTTTAGACGGAGTTGTCATTCCTACCCAATATTTGTCATCCGATGTTGTAGAATTAATGGAATTATTAGCTATATTCCATTGTGCAATACTTGCATTTAAAGCTGATAAATCATCTATACTTATTTTACTTGCAGTAATACTACCAGTAAAAATTTTATCGCCATTAATCAAGGTTGTGCCGGGCTTATAAATATTATTCTTAATACCATTAGCAGTTTTATTTGCTGATGTTGCATTGCTGTTAGCATTATTTAATGCATCAGCTAATACAGGATCTGTTGTTGTTTCTGAATCGTCTTCCCAATAAATATGACTTCTCGTCCATATATAAGTTCCTTCCTTCCATTCAGGAGAAGTTGTTGTCCACGAACCGCCTGTCAAAGATGTAGATGAAGTAGATAAGTAATATTCTTCTATTAATTTGGTGATTCCAAGACCGTCCTCACCATCTGCGCCTTTGATTAAACTCCAAGTATATTTACTTGGGTCTTTACTATCAGCAAGCGTTGTATCTGTATACTGTCCTATATATTTTTTATTAGTTCCATTTACTGTATCAAATCCACTTTTTCCGTCAGCACTATCTGCATATGCAATATGAATATATGTAGTTTTTCCGTCAGCACCAGGAGTTCCAGGAATACCATTTTCGCCAACATAACGAGTCCAAACATAACTTGAAGCATTAGTTGGTGCAGTAGAAGAAGTAGTAGTGGCTGTTCCAATGTAAATAGTTGATGCAGATGGTGTTGAAGTCATATTTGAACCTTTTGAATCGGTTGCATATCTTATCCATACATAGTTAGAGACACCATCAAAATAATCCACACCTTTAACAGGAGTATATGCACTTATACAAACAGCATCACTATAAGAAACTTGTCCAGATTTTGTTGTTGTTTTTGTTCTTGACCATATATAAACTCCCTTTTTCCATTCAGGAGCGTCTGTTACCCATGAACCACCAATTAAAGAGGTTGATGAAGTAGAAACATAATATTCAACATCAACATTGTTTATTGCCTTATTAAAAATATTTTGCGTAGAATCATCAAATGAGCTAAATGTAACTAACCCAGTTAAATCAATATTTTTAGCAATTACTTTATAAGCAGAAGGAGTTAAAGACATACTAGCTGCGTCCGTTCCATCACTAATAAGCCAACTAATTTTATCAGCAGTCTCACTGATTGTTGCTTCTGCCTTTTTTGCTCTACCTTCTTCATCCTCAATCTTTTTTGTAAGAGTTCTACTAAATTCTTCACTACTCTTTGTTATTTCTAACTCTGTTTTAGTAGCTCTATCATTTTCATCAGTAACCATCTTAGTGAATTTCTCTTCAAAGGCTTGTGCATTGTATGATACTTCTACTTTATAATCGGCAAGATTTTGAGCATTTTTTTTAGCTGCTTCTTCATTTTTATCAAGTCTATCTTCCAAATCGCCTATATCATCAATCCCTGGGGTAGAAGAACTTGTCCAGTCAATATTAACATTTTTTATTGATAGCTTATTTTTTTTGGAATTATAAACAAACTTCCCTCCACCGATAGAACAATCACCTGTTGCTAAATTAAAATGTGTTCCGGCTGTACAAGTACCGTTCGAATCAGTTGTATAATTAGCTGAATACACATCACCACCAATAATCATTGCACTAATTACAAATTCTGCATTTAATCCATATTTCTCATACTCAACACCGTCAAGAGTGTATTTTTGCTTGCCCAACGCAGTAACAGCAGTTCTCCATCTATCAGTAGTGTAAACAAATTCATTAACATTAATTCTAGCCTGTTCATCCTTATAATCATCAAGCACATCATCATAACTTCTAATAAGAATACCATGCTCATCAAATATTGCAGTCGAATTAGTATTATGAACACTATATAAAGCAGAGTCTAACCCTTCTTTTTGTAACTTTTCAAATGTAAGATTAGCTTTCTCACCTTGAGATGCTTGTTTGATAGTAGAGGAGTAGCTTGTTGCCATAGATTGAGATTTTTTAAGAGTGTCCTCAATAACATTAATAATAGAATTTCCATATTTATATGCATCAGAAAAGGTAACAGACAATTTACTTAAATCTCCATATGAGATAGAAATATCAGCCAATCTCATTACATATATCTTTTCATCAATTTTAGTTCTAATAAAATTACCAAGAGTAAAGTCGTCAAGGATAGGTTCAAAAATTCTATTCCCGTCTTTATCAGTTAATAAGAGCAAATTCTGCAAAGTTCCAGAAATGGTGAATTGTTTTTCGCCTGATTTAATGAGTTCTTTCTTTGCAACAGTCAATAATTCACTTGCTTTATTAATTAGCTCAGTGTTAGTAAGACCATCGGATATATAGTTTTCATTACTATAATCATCTTCGCGTCTATAATATGCAAACAATTTCCAATATTGTTCACCTATGTATGCTTCAAAATCAAGTTCATTATGAGTTTTTGTTATTAAATCTTCAATATATTTCTGAAGACCTGTAAGCGTATCTATTTGAGAGTTTCTATAAGATAATTCACTTTCTAAAGCAATAAATCGTTCGTAATATGGAAGATAAACAGAATCATGTAATTCCGAAGAATTAGAAGCAACACCTTGTTCAGTTAATACATTAATAGCAGTCTGATAAGCTGATTGATAAGAAGTTAATCTTTGTGCGGAATACTTGTGTAATGCTGTTTTAAATGTATCTAAAGATTCGATTTTATATATTTCTTGTAATCCCTGATCATTTACCTTTCCCATAGCCTTATCGACCTGCTGATTAACATAGGCAATATAGTCATCATTAATTTCGATATTTATAGCAGTTTTCATTTCTGCTGTATCATCGCTATCTGAATAACTTGTTAATTTGAACCTACCTGTCCAAGTTTGTGATTTAAGGGTTGAACCATCAAGAATTTCAACCTTATAAATAGATGTATCAATTAATGCCTTTGCCATTGCTAAAACAGCATTGTTAGCTGTGTAAACAGATATTTTACTTACATCTGTAACTGCTACAGGAGATAGATTAGAAGTGGTAAGCAAAGCCAACTGAGATGCTGCTGTTTTATCTTGCTGTTTCCAAGTTGGCATCATAGAACTATCAAGATATGAAGATAAATCAATAATATCATAATATACAGAAGTTATATTGTTCCATCCTTTATACTGTGCCTGAATAGAGGTGTAAGTAGTTTCAGGATAATATTTCTTAATATATGTTATTATATTATTATATTGACTTACAAGAGAAGATTCTAAAGAGAAAGTCTTATTATTTTCGTATTCATTAACAAGCTCGTCATATGATTTTATTTTTGCTTGTAACTCATCTGGCATATCCGACATCGTATCTTTATTGAAATAATATATATAATTGCTTCCATTAGGATTAATATTTTTTAATGTTGCATTGATTAAATCATCTCCACCAATAACTCTAAAGCAATTCTTAATATTATCTGTTTCAGAAGTCAACTGAATGTCTGAACCAAGATTATTTTTATCAATAAATATTGATGTATCTTTCCCATATGGTTCATGTAAAATTGTTCCCCCACACTCAGGACAAACCGTAAACGAATCTTCACTCCTATAATCACAGCTCAAACAACAGGTTTCCATATCATATACATAGATACTTCTTGTATTTGAATCAAATAAAAATATACAGCCAATTTCCTGCGATAGAGTGGTTGTTAAAAAATCATAAACGCTTGTGCCATCTATACTAAATGAACGCTGAATATTTAAAAGAGTTTCATCAACGTGGGCAATAGTATAGCCAGGGACTTTTTCAAGAATTCTATTTAGCAATGAACAATTTTTCTTACTAGGATTATAGAATATAGTTGGTTCGGTATATTCTTCACGAGCGATATCATCTTCTGTATTAATTTCAACATCGTGTAAAATCACCTGCCCAAGTTCAGCTTCACACAATGATTTAGCAGTTATAACTTTCTTTGTATTTATTTCTGACTCATCAATACTTGCTGCGATTTCAAACCACTCGTTATATTCCTTAATGTATACAGTTTTAAAATCAATAATTTTATCCCATAGTCTTTCTATTTCTCCATTTTGTTCCTTATACACATTAAAAGATAATTCATCCACAGCGTTGAATTGCGGATGATATGTTATAGAATCGGCAGGAATATTAACTATTTCACCGAATTTTTCAAGATTTCTGTTACCTAGAATAATATGTAATGGTCTAATTGTTTGACCAGTTTTCTGCATTCTAAGTAAACTCTTTATATTGATTTTTTGCATTAAATTCCCACCTTTCTAACAGGAGAATAAGTCATAGATACATTTATATTAAGTGTAGAAGAGTAGTAGTTATCCCTGTTTTTATATGTATTTATTAATTTTATAAAATTATAATTAAAATCATTTGCAATTTTATGATTTAGATTGTTAGAAGTTATTATTCTATGTTTGTTATCTATAGTAATGATTTCGCCTTTGGTACAGTTATTTATTTGACATAATTCATTATCTGCCGAGTTAGTAAGTGTAAGAGTTCCAGCTTCATTACAAGTTATAACTGTGTAAGGATATATTTCTCCAACCTCATCTGAATCATCATATATATAAAAAGATTTTACGTTAGAAAAGGTATGAGTTCTTTCTTTAGCAAAACCATAGGGTGCATTAGAAGTAAACGTACATTCAATTCCATATATATCATCATTAATTTTCACAGCTTGAATATTAAATGTGCCGTAAAATCTTATATTTTCATAACCTTCTTTGTTTATTTTAAACTGATCAAAAGTTTTTCTGTTTAACCATCTGTTTATTGCTCCGTATTCTTCCGGCATTATTGGAAGAGGATTACAATGATTATCTAATCTGCATAATTGAATAGTGAAAGAGTAATTCTCATCATATGTACTTCCATATAATTCAGAAACATCTTGTCCGACTGATTTAACACTATTAAATGTTAGAGTAGAGCCAGAGGAAATGGTTTCACTACCACCAGAAGAAGAATCAAATTTAACTACATATAAGCCATAATCACTAGCCAGCTCATCACCATATTGGAAATCAGTAAACATATTTTCACCATCCTTTTTAAAATTTTATTTTTTTAATAAATTATCGAGCATTTTCTGGTATTGCCTTTCAAACTCTTGCATTTTTTTTGTATATTCTTTTTTAGCCTTATCTGCTTCGGCTTTTTGCTCATCTAAAATCTTAATTCGGTCATTATATTTCATACATAACATTTCGTATACATTTTTAGCTGTTTTAGTTTTTTTTATTAAAATAGAGAGATTATCATAAGACTCAGAAGCATTTCCTTTAACGATTGAAAGACCGATTTCATTATCAATAATTTGCTGTTTCAAGTCTTCATTTTTCTTTTCCAGTAGAGCGCAATGTTTCTTATAATATTCCAATTCCTTATCACGCTTACTTTTACTCTTAACTAACTTATTTGACATCCTATTTTCTCCAATCTATCCTTAATTTTAATAATTCTTAATATCTTTAATAATTCTTAATAACTTTAATAATTTCTAACATAATAAAAAGACACACTAGCCTAAACTAATGTGTCTTTTTGTGTTTTGTATTTAGTTGTAATTGAATTATATATTTATCTATAGTTTTTTCACTTAGAACATTATAAGGTTTTAAAACTTTAGTTAAGTCCATTTCATTAGCATTTTTTATTGTCCAAGTAGCAATAATACAGCTTATATGATCACATCCTTTAATCTAATAACTTCAAAATCAGCATTATTATTAATAGTATTATCGTATTTTATTCCTTTTTGTAGCACATCCTTAAATAAATTTTTAAATTGTAATATGTTTAATGCATTTATTTTATCTTTTAATTCAAATGCATCTAAATAATGTTGTTCTTCTCCACAATTTATAACTCTTACATCTGTTTCATTTAAAGGAAATATTTCTACTGGCTTATTAAAATTTTCATTGGCATCTTTGGTAATATAAGTTGTTGCCATTAATCTTTCCCCATTATATCCGCATACAATGCTATGTATAGAATTTTCTTGAAGATAATCATTATTATTATAATAAGATTCATTTATTTTACTTGTGAATTCTTTATATGTCAGTTGATCAAAATTGACGTCTTTTAATTTAAACTTATTATCAGTAAATTCAATAATATCTTTAAATAAAATACAATTACCATTAACTTTTCCACTCATTCCTATTATTATATTTTTATTTATTTTAAAAACCTTTTTAACATCATTTGATACAACTATATCACCATTTGTACCACGAGTATCACCACCAACAAGAATAAAATTTCTAGTTATATATGCCTGTATTAAACTCATAATGTATTCGCCTCCAACTACTAATATATAATAAATTATATACCAATAATTGACAAATATCTACAAGAACATATATTCGTAAATCCAATTTGTTAATCAATATATAGGCATACCAACATAAGTCAGTACGCCAATAAACATTATCTAAATGTCAGTTTACTAAGTGAATTCCTACCTAAAGTCTGTCCAAAAGTCATTTCCTGAATCATTTTTTCAGCTTTAGGATCTTTCTGCATTTGTTTCATAATATCCTCATAGTTATGAACATTTGGGAACGATAATGTTACGTCACCATATGATACATCAACCTTATTGGCTAAATTGTTCGATATATTAGAAATATCAGGTAACTTAGCACCAAGATTATCCACAAACATATTAGGCATCCCCTTAGATAAATTCCAAAGCTTTTCTACTTGGTCTGCATTAAATACCATATCACCAGCATCTAACTTACGAAGAGTACCATATTTCTTTGAGAAGATAACTTCTGAACCAAGACCTTGTTCATCTGTGCGGTGTATACCTGCTGTTGCTGATTTAGTACCATTTTTATAACCATGAGATTTGAGTTGGTCTAACATCCAAATATTCTGGTCTGAACTACCATAATATTCTCCGTCACCACCCATAGCAGAGTAGTAATCAGCTCTTGCACCAAATGAACTGTCTATGTCATTCGCCTTAAGGCGGTCTACAATACTTGTCCTTAATACCCTCGGTTTCCCGATATTTAATAGGGGAGTGGACTATACAATAATTCTTATATTCTTTTAATTAAGAGGCGTATTCCCATATAAAGCCTCCTGCTGTTTTCAATTTATTCCTACAACAGCTAGATATTGTACTATCACTTATTCCTGTTTCTCTATAAGCATCCGCAAGTGATTCAAATGTATTCAAATATTTTCCTTCCTTATCATACTGAATCACTTTTCTTCTTTTTTATTCTCATTAATATAAATCAATTCTTCTTTTGTAAAGTTAACTTCTTCGTATCTCCAAATAAAGCTTTTGGCTGTTTTAATCTCGCCTAAACATGCTTTTGAAATATTTGTGGTTGCCATATTATACTTATTCGCTGCTTCGGTTATAGAATTGTATCTATTTAATAAATTGCCATTTAAGTCATATTGGTAAACAGGTATTGAACCTTTATGAACAAATGTAATTTCTTCTTGTGGTAAATTAGCACCTTCAATATAACCATCTTCAGCATATCTCCATATATATCCGTTACTCTGAAAAAGTATTTTTCTACAGGCAGAAGCAATGGAAGTCTGACTACATTTTAATTCATTTGCAGCATCTTGTGTGCTAATATATGATTTTAAAAAGATACCAGATAAAGAATATTGATGACATCTTTTTCCTAACTGTTCATGTTTATATTTTTCTAATTCTTTTGAGGATAATTTGATAGGGTAGATAGGATTATCTTTGTTTAAAGGTATCCAGATGTATCCAAAAGAAGTTTTATTTTTAATTTGAATTTTTGTATTAGAACTAAACTGCTTTGAGGCTTCGGTAATATTATTGTACTTATTAATAAAATTTCCATCTAAATCATATTGAGCAACAGGAATAAAACAATCGTTATTATTAATCCAAAATAATATGTCTTCTGGTAATTGTTCTCCTAAATTTTCATAAGTAAAATAAAAATCGTGTGCAGTTTTAACTTTTCCATTACAAACGGCTGAAATATCAGCATTTGGAATATTTAAACCACGTTCTGCACTAATTGTACAATCCCATTCTTTTATAAATTTTCCTGTTTTTCTATCATATTGTCTTACCGTTGGTCTATATGAAAGATCACCGCCACGTTGAATATTATAACCCTTAGAATGATTAGTAGAATCATATTTTTTAATATAATAAATTTCTTTTTCTTTTGCTTCATCTCTGGTTAAATTATCTTCAAGAATGTCATGATTAAAACCATCCCAACCATATTTTTCAATGGCATTCCAAAAATACGGATTAAGTTTATATCCTTTTCCATTGTTCCATCGCTCTAAAGGATTTCTTCCTGTAATACCTATATAAACTTTTCCATTAACTTTATTTGTATGTATATATACACAATTATTTCTTTCTTCTATAGTAAAACCTCCTTTGTATATTTTTTATTATGGGAATTTTATTTTTGAATTTTAGAATATAAGAATTTGCTAATTATAGTCTCTGAGCGTCCTCCATATCTTTCGACTTAGGAGTTTCGTTGCGTCTGAGTGACTTGCACACTCGGTTATCCCTAACCTATTTACTTTTTATGGTTTCTATCTTATTTATTGAATACAAATAAAACTGTTGTGTTATTAACACATACCGCATTCACGTTTACCGTTTCCAGTTCCGTTGTAGCGAAATAGGGTTATGGGGAGTTCCCCGCAATTTATAGCATTTTACGTGGACTATATTGTTAATCCACTTCAAGTAAGTCCTTCGGATAATCGTCTTCTAAATGATAGAACCAATCACCCCAAGAGACACCACCATCATCAGATGAACCACTGTCAGAGTTATCCCAATTATCAGACCAATCATCACCACTACCAGACGAACCACCGCCATCAGAATATCCACCATCAGTATTAGCGTTCTGTTCTGCCTGTTGTTTTGCAATCTCATCAGCAACTCTTTGAGCTTCTGCATTACTATTGGCAAGTAAGCCTTGTACAGCAGCATTAATGTCACCACAAACCTTATTAATAGCATTGTTGCCTTCGACAAACTTATTGCTAAAGTCAGCTAATACACTATTAATACCATTAGTTATGTTACTAGCATTTGTACTCCATATTGAAGCCATAGATTCACTAAGCTTATAACCATAGCTCTCAGCAGTGTCAGTGATAGTCTGTGATATATTAGTTGCATTCTCATTAGACTGGTCTATGATTTCCTGCATAGTAACATCGAACTCGTCTATACGCTGATCGAGCCAATTTTTCGCATCATCGGCAAGTTCATCGAGGATAGCCTGAGTATCGCTAAGTAACTTTTCATACTCAGTATCTTTCAAATCATCTTTAGCAGTATTAATTTGGTCTTTAAGCTGCTGGATATTCTTCTTACCTTCTTCAGAATTATCTCCTTGAACGGCAGAATATTGCTTCTCTAAAGCATTAAGAGCCTTTGTTTTCTCAGCTATAGATTTCTCATAATCATAAGCATCCTTTTGCTGACTCATAAGATCTTTATACTTTTGGATGACTTCATCAAGCTTATCAAGAAATGTATCATAACCTTCTTGAACCAAGTCCTTAAGAGCATCCTTTTCAGAGATACTTGAATTAATAGCATCCTGTTGAGCTTTAATAAGTTCCTGCTTTCTATCAAGCAATTCCTTATCATAAGGATCATTAACCAACTCTTCATTAATCTTAAGTATCTCATCCTTATAAGCTTTAGCCTGATTAAGATATAATTGATACTTCTGTGCAATTAATGCCTGTGCAGCCTTACCATTGTCATTCATATTACCATTATCATCAGTAATATCTTCATCCTTTAGTAAGTCAACAAGGAACTGAGTTTCGTCTATAAGGTTGCTGACATCATTCCTTGTTCTGTCAAAAGCATCCCAGTTAATCTGTCGAATAGCATTGTCATACTCAACCAATGCCTTTTTAGCATCGTATATGCTTGAAGTACAATCATCTATAGCAGACTGCATAGAATACCAATCCTCAGATTCGGCTTCAATTTTACCAGATTCCATAGCAGAATTAAGAGCCTTTGTAAGTGCATCTCTTTCCTGTTCAAGTTTTGCAAGATTTTTCTGTTCTTGTTCAATCATAGAACTGTTAAGCAGAGTAGAAGCGAACCATCCTTGTTCTTCTAAGAGGTCATTATCCTTGCTATATAAATCCTTAATAGAATTCACTTTACCAAGAACTTCTTCAAACTGTGATTGAATATTATCAAACCTACTCTTAGCAAGCTGTCTTAACTCAATGTTTAATGACTGTACAGAATCAGCAGCATCTTGTGCCTTATCATATAAATCCTGGCAATCTGAAATTGCATCCTTGAGGTCTTCATCATAGACAGTATCTATGTTAAATGAACCATTTGCAATCTGGTCTTTGTAATATCCATCAAGGTCATATGAATTGAATCTATCCATATAGAAATCATAAGCATCTGACTGTGCGTTAATCTCTGATAATAATGTTTCCATAGAATCGGAGAGGGCATTATTACGATTAAGCCATATACGTGTTGTATCAGATACTTTATTCTTTAAACGGTCATATGCTTTAGAGATTTTAGATAAGAGACGTTCTACCCAGTTGAAATTTTCTTTTGTTTTGGATTTGTCAGAAGAAGATGATGAACCAGAAGGATCTTTACCGACAGTGTTCCAATCTAAATCTATACTTGATTTGACTTGTTCATAAGCACCTTTATCTAATTTATCTTTCATTTCACTAGCTTTATTTAGAATATTTTCAATATTCTTTTCTAAATCAGGATAATTAGAAGGATACTGTTTTTCAGCTTGAGATTTGAATTCCGTTGGTTTGTAAAGTTTTTCACTAAACAAATTTGTTGCACCTTTTTTTACAGAATTAGGTACACCATTTAAATCTTTAGTAAAACCACTTAATGTATTTTGAGCAACAGTTGCATGAAAATCAACACCGTTATCAACGCCAATAGCAGCATAAAAATCCTTCCATAATCTAGCAATCTGTTCAACGGCTTCTGCTGCAATATTTACTTTAGATTGTTGAAGATTTGACCAGTTTGTAACATCATTTCCGTATATATTGGCTAACTCATTAAATAATTCAGGATAATTAATTCTCATTGTGTTGAAAAATTCTTCATCCTTAGATGACATTTCAACAAGATGTTTAATGTAATTATCTTTGTCAGTTTCATATACACTTTGAAGTTTATCAAACAATTCTTCCTGAGTAATTATTCCCTGTAAGTAATCTGAAAGTGCTTTTTTTGCTTCTGGATATAATTTTGTAATCTTTTGCATAGTATCTATGCCAATATTTCCAGAATCTTTTATTTCACTTTGAATAGTTTTTAATAGATCCGCACCATTTTTAAGATCAGCAAGGTTAGCAGTAGAACTTTGTCTGTCTTTATCTGTTGAATCTCTAAATAAATCTGTCGGATCGTCATAAGATATAGATTCTTCGATAGGTTTTTTATCAGCTTCCTCTTGTGCTTTTGTGATTGCTTTTCTAACAGTCTCAGTAGTGGCATTTTCATCTATATAAGGAGAAATATCTAATGTTGATGCTTTTTTAACTTCATTGTCAGTTAATTGACTTTTAATTTCATTTGCTGCATCTTCAGATATACCATTATCTTGTAAATGCTTTACAAAAGTATCAGAGTAAGTTTCACCTTGATTATATTTATCATAATTGCCATATAATGTCTTAAGACGATTAACTAGGTCTTCCTGACCAGCGATAACATTACCATTAGAATCATATAAAGCGTCATCTTCGTCCATAAGAGCTTTAATATATGTAGCAGCTTGTTCCTCAACCGTCTTAATGTAAGCCTTTTTACTTTCTATATTTTTTTCGTTTGCTTTCCATTCAGAATTATTTTGAAATTGAGAAGCATCATTGTTATATTTGTCCTCTATTTCCTTGCGTTTAGAATATAAATCTTCCAATTCCTTATTATTTTGGATTGCTTGGTCTATATTCCATTGAGCCGCATTAATTCTATCACCTTGATCATATGTATATTCATTGTCAGTATACTGCATATAAGTATCAGCGTCACCATACTTATATTGCTCGTTATACTTTTCAGACTGTTTAGTAATTTCAGCAGCGGCATCATCGGCAGCCTTTTTACTTTCGGTTTGTGCGATTGCTTCTTTTATTCGTAATTCACGTTCTAATTCATCATTAGTTTTCTTTAGTTTTTCAAGTTCATCTTCCTCTGCAAAAGTAAGTGAATCTTTCGCCTGTAATTCCTTTATTCTATCTTGTGTAGTCTTTAATTCTTCATTAAGAGATTTAATTTCAGAAATAGTGCTATCATAAGCAGATTTAGATTCCTGTGCAGCTTCTTGTAAATCCTTTAATGATTTGGTGTGTTTAACAATAGCAATAGTTGTAACAGTTATTGCACTAACAGCTAATGTAGCCCAACCAGCAGGAGTAGTAGCAAGCCATGTTAATGTTGCAGTTATATTTTCCCAAATAGCTTTTGCACTTAATTTTAATGTGGCTATCCATTTAGGTAGGGTAGAAGCAGCTTGTTCTTTTATAGCCATATCTATACCAAACATACTAGCCAATTGTGCTCCTTGAGCTGTTGTCAATTGTCCACTAGCAATAGCAGCTTCTATATTCTTCTTTGTAAGTTTAGCAACTGAGTTACCTTCTTCATCAGTAACCACTTTCAGTCCCATAGCACTCATTGTAGCTTGTACATCAGCATCAGAGCCTAATACAGTTTGAAGATTTTCTTCAATTTGTGCAACACTAAGTTTCTGTTTAGAACTTAACAAACCAGCTTCAGCCATAGCCTGATTAATAAGTTCAGGTGTTAAGTTCTGTGCGGCTAATGCTTGTTCAATCTGAGCATTTGATAAGTCCTGCATACTTAATAGAATTGCAGCTTGTTTTGGCTCAAGATCAGAAAGGGCTTTTCCATATTGCTTAAGCTGTAATGTTTGGTATAAATCTTGTTTGTCATTATTTAATTTTGATAAATCCTCATTCTTAATAGTTTGGATTTTATCAATATAAGACTTTAGCTTATCTGCATCTCCAATTTTATCTAACTTTAATATTTGGTCTATTGATAAGTCCTGTGTATTAATATCAATACTTTTAAACTTTTCAATTGCTTCAGAAGCTTTTTGAATTTCTTGTGTAAACTTTTTGATTTTCTATTTGTAAATATTGAATATAATTAATTAATTTGATATAATAACACCATTAATATATTGAGGTGATATAAAGATGAAAGAAATAAACAAAGTTTTAGAAGGGGCAAACAAAGGCAATAAAATATATAATATATCAACAGATAAATGCTTAAGTCAAAGTGGTTGGGATTTTAAACCACCATATATTTCTTCCTACACTGTAATTGACGAATCTAACAAAGACCAGTATTCGTTCTGGAAAGGTGCTTTAGGCGTAGCGCTATTTGGTGGATTAGGTGCAATCGCAGGAGTCAATGGCAAAAAGAAGAAAGAATATCTTATTGCTGTAGAGTGGAAAGACGGTGAGAAGAGTCTTATCAGTTTAAATGATGAATATTATAAGGTTTTTGTTAAGAGTAATTTTTAGAAATATTTGGTAATATTATACAAAACTAATGTTCAATCTATTAATTTTCTATATATTGTGTTATATTTTTATTATAAATTAATATACAGAGGAGGTATTTATTATGGGACAGTCAAATCCAGGAGGAACACATTATCAAGATCTTTTAAGAGAATATGAAAAAAATCTTTACAGGGCGCAAGAAAAAGGTAATCGTGGAGAAATTGATCATTGGGAAAGAACAATTGAAGGTTTAAAACAAGAAGCTGCGAATAGAGGAATACGTATTTAATTTTCATAAAATATCAGAAGATGTCAAATGATGGTATTGCAATAATTACAAAAGTGATTTTTAATAGGATAATGGTAGAATAGAAGAGTAGTGAGAAATTGCTACTCTTTTATTTTTATACAACAAAAAAGACCGGCTTAACCGCCAGTCTTTAAGTGATTTGTGTTTTGTTTCAAATATTACAGATCTTAAACCCTCGTGAAAGATCTTTGTGAGATTATAATACTATTGTTCTTGAGTCATGTCAATACCTAAATTCATAAAATCAATATATTTTTCTTTGAGTAATTTTATTTGTTCTGATGTTAATGTTCTGTATATTGCTCTATTGTTAATAGTTATATTTGTTATTCGTCTATAATGCATAAATCGTGCTTGCTCAAAACGAACATATGATTTTTTGTCATTATTTGCTTCCGAATTTGGAAGATTCAAACCTTCAAAATAAAAAATAAAATCATTCAATGGATCACTAGATAGAGGAACAACAAAATACATATTATTTATTATTTCGGACATTATTATTCCGTAATGTCCAGTAGAAAGCTCACCGCAATATCCATAACCATAATTTACATAAACTATATCACCTATTTTTAATTTGTGATTATAATTAGTATGTTCATATTTTTTCTTTTTTTTCTTTAATTGTTTAATTTTATTCTCATCTGGATTATTTTTCTTCTTCTCAAATCTTATTTGAGAATTAATATTTAGTTCCTTTTCGTGCTTTATTGTATCTGTTATTAAGGATTTAATCCAATCTACATATAAAATAGACTCTTCTTCTGGTGTAATACGAAAAAGTTCTCCTTTTATATAATGTAGTATGGATTCAATATATTTAGCATTATCTTCTGTCATATAATATGCCTCCATTTTAGAATTTGTTACACATAATTATATGACATAATTTACCACATATCAACATAAAAGAAGAGTAGCCGACCGACTACTCCTCAAATATTTTACTGTAATTCTCTTACAATACTTCTCCAATAATCGAAACGTCCACGGACATTTTCCTTTGAACCTGTTCCATTCTGAACAAATTGCTTATACTCATCATTTGAATCATAATTAACACAGAAGTCAGCAACCTTATCGACAAGTTTTGTGAACGACTTCTTATCTTTAATGATCCTATAGCCGCTATATAAAATTTGTGGGATAGAAGTGACAGGAATTTTAATTTCGTCAAAAGACTCATCAAATTTATTCATTGCTTCTTTTAATATATCAGCTCTATTAATATATTGATCTGCATACTGAGATACAAACATATCAATATCTTTTGCTCTAAATGATGTAAAATCATTTTCTTGATTTGTTGCAACTAACATAAAAGTCTGAACAATCGTATCTCTATCAGTACCATTTTTTCTCTGTGCAGGTGACATAAGCTTATTCATAAATGGGTGATTGGCAAGAGAGTAGATCGCATCGCTAAATTCATCAGATTCTTTTACTATACGCAATAGCTTAGAATTTAGGGGTTTTCCTGCATTCTGTCTTCGGAACATTTCACGAATATCTGTTTCTGTACATTGTGTCATTCTATAAATCTGTAATTCAGCATTAAGAATTTCAGACTTAGTATCTTCGTCAAGCTTTTCAAACTTCAATCCTGATAAATTCTTTTCTTCATTATTGATAATAACACTATCCATATCCTTTGATAAAGCAAATACGTTTTCAATATAATCTCTTATAGTGGAAAGACGCTGAACACCGTCAATAACTGATAAAGTTCCGTCTTCTTCTACAATTGCATAAGTTGGGTTAATAGGATAGTGACGAAGCAATGAATCGATCAAATCCGTGCGTTGCTTGCGATTCCACTGTCCCTCTGGACGTTGTAATTTATGAGAAAGATTTATTGTACCCTTATTCATATCTTTTACAAGTGATTGTAAAGAGCGAGTTTTAGATGTATAATCCATACTTTATTATACCTCCCATATATGTTAATATTTTCATATAACATATCATACATGAAATAATTTTGCAATTATATCAATGAGAAACAGAGGTTACATATGCTAAAAATCCATTATTGTCCAAATTGTCATAGAATCACATATACACATTACATTAAATGTATATGCAGAACATGTAACATAGAATGCAAAAATCTTGATATAGAATTTGAAAAGTTCTTCTCAATGACGGAATCGGAAAGAGAAGAATATATTAACTCACAATTATAAAATTAGAACTATTGTTCTGGATTGTGTTTAATTTAATACAATGGTAAAATATAGACATTGGAGAAACAACATAGATGTTGTGCCATAACACTCTATAACCGAAGGTTGTTCCAATGTCTATTTTTATGGCAATCGGAAAAATGAATCTGCCCTTTCTGGGCGCATATTTCCCTAATTTATATTTCTATTCTATAGAGAAGGGAGGCGAGACATGTTAAACTTTTTAACAAGTATTATCGGAAGTGGTAAGTATAATTTACGCTCCGTTTTAGGAAAAGTCATTGTCACAAGCATGATTTGTAAACATACTGAACTTTCTGATAGTAAAGTAAAAGACATCACTAATATGATGTTATAATATCTTTCTCTTTGTATATGCCATATTCATATTTCCTTTTATTCCAATGGTAGGGCTGTCTCACGACAGTCCTATTTTATTATTAATCACTAATCTTATAATCAAGTCAATATGCATAAAAAGACTCTTTAATACTATACATTTTCCTCAAAACCTATGTTCTGAATTGTAAAAATATGATAATATGATATAATAAAAACATCTGGGAGGCATACTTATCCAAAAGGTAAGCGTAAGGGAGCCAGATAATATATAATTAAAAACATAGTCGGTCGCCTAACGGGTGTTGCTTGGGCAATAAACCCCTTCAGTGTTTCTGTTGTATACAAGACAGAGAAAACTAATAAAAAGGAGGAATGACATTATGAATTGCCATATTAGAATGAGCACATCTTTTGTTATTGCGCTTATAGCGTTGTTTATTGTCATCAAGTTATGTTTTTAATTATTGAATCTGGCGGGAATATTATTATCATTTTTATATAGGAGAGTAGATTTTTCTACTCTCTATTTTATTATTCTCTGTTTTATAAATAAACTTATTTGGAATTTTCTAGTTGAGTAAAACACACACTCAAGTACATTACTGAATTCCGAAATCGCAATGTACATCAAATTAATTAATTATATTCAATATTCACTCTATACTACTTCTTTAGCTGGTCTGATTACCAGCGAGCATAGACTATTGTATTTACACAATAGAAACCAGACTGTACTTCCATATCTCATAGAGATATCGTGCCTTCCAGTCGTTGAACCTTCGTCCTCTCAAAAGAGTAGGAGGGGAATTTTCCATATTCCTTTCGCTTGGCTGCGAATATGTAATCTTGTATAATAATGCCTATTTTACTATACTGTCCACTTAGCATTATTGGTTAGCATATGAACAAACATCAACTTTTCCTGTTTTTCAACTCTATTATATATAATATTCTCTATCATATACTTTTGCATGATGTTAATTATACAATCCTCGACAATATATTTTGACACCCATCTTTATTTTACTTGGCGATTGCAATATGGTATCACTACCATATAGGGCAAAATCGTTGTGATGATTTACCTTTACCAAGAATTCCTACAATAGTAGTTATTACAATAGGTATTGCGCTTCCACTTTTTACAATACCATCTAAAACATCTATTAATTTACCACCTGCATCAATTAGACCTTTAAGGAAATCTGACGAAAGAAAGTCATTCGATAATTTCTCAAGTTTTGCTTGTGCCAAATCAATAGAAGCCTGAATTGATTTTGCGTATTCTTCATTTTCCTTACGAGCCGAACCTTCGGCATTGGTTGCTTCTTCATAGCTTTTCTTAAGAATATCAATATTACTAAGGGCGGCGGCTAGGGCATTACTTTGCTGCTTACCTGCCAAAGCCTCTAAAAGCGAAGCACGATCAATGTCGCTGAGATCCTGCCATTTTTTTCCGATACCAAGGACAATATCATATATATCCTTGTAAGTATCTTTGTCCTTCATAATATCAAAACCTGTAATTCCTTTTACAAGTGCTTGCAGTTTAGATGTAGAAGTTACAAGACCGTCTGTATCTTCGCCCATTTCTTTAAGCTCTGTTTCGCTGCCTCGCAAACGAGCCGAAACAGTACGCCACATGTTCACATCTGTTACTTTCGGTTATTACCTACTGACCATATTTCTATGGCGCATAGTCATTTCTGGCTATGTCTCACGTTTCATTATGTTAGATTATTGCGTGAGGTCAGACTGGATCTTCATCCTATAAATAATAGGAGAGTAGCGAAACTTTAAATGTTACCATATAAAGTATTACAGTCGTTACGGATTCTATAATGTTTGTTAAGCGTTAGGACGCTTCATATAATTTTTTATATTGATTTGCTTTCATATCTTGATATGGAACAATTAAATTATTTCTAAGCATCAATTCTCCATTTTCATCAAGATAATAATTAAAGGAATGATAATTTTCTAAACTACCATTCCTTTTAATGTATTCTAATATTAATTTTTCACATAGCAATATGTTATTGTATATATCTGATTCCCAAAGATATAAGATTTCTATACCATATTGATTTTTAATATATGTATGTTTGGCTTTATCCTTTGGTATTCGTTCATATTGTAATTTATTTATTTTGTTTGGGAATTTTTGTGGGTTGACGTGCCAATAATCGCCTTGCACTTCTATCATAAGATTTGAGTCAATTAAATAATTATCTATTGAATAATATTTTATTCCTTTTTCACGTTCGTATTTTATATTATTTTTATCAAGAATTGAATCAACTATTTGCTGTGGCTTAGAATTTGTCTTAGACATAGCACCAGATTCAAGTATTCTCACAGCATCTATTCGTTTCTTTTCCTTCCATTCTTCTCGTTGACTCCATACATTTGCATACCAATCTTGACGACATTTTTCATTACAAAAGAAATGATCCTGAATATTTAATTTATATGGTTTTACATAATTAACTTTTCCACAATATGTACATGGGATTTTAATGCTTGTAAAATTCGGATTGTCTTCACCAACAACAGTTTTTTGCCATTCTGAATTACATTTATTGGAACAAAAACGCTGGGTGGAAATTTTACTGCATTCAAACTCTTTTCCACATATTTCGCATTTTCTTATTTCAAATTTTTCTTTATGCTGAAATTCCATCTGGCATTCTTGGGAACAAAATTGATGAATTTGTCTATCTATATGATACTGTCGCCTATAAAATACTTTTCCACAATTGTCACAAGTAATATCATGTCCTGTTAATTTTATTTTGGCAGCACATTCATATGAACATGTAATAGTTTTTCTTTTACCATCTAATAATTCTTTATATAAAGTTTTCTTTATCCTCATTTCTTTTCCACATATATCACAATTATATGTCATATAATTTTCATTTCTTTCATGATTACATTTCTGAGAACAATACTTTTTAGCTTTTGATTTTAAAGTAATAAAACTTTTCCCACAACTAGGACAAATTTGAGTTATCCATTCTCCTCTAGGTTTACCTTTTTCATATTCCCATTGACATTTACGACTACAAAACTTTGCAGTATCTTTTTTATATGGTTTAACCTCAAAAACTTTTCCACATTGAATACAATTACATTCTACTGGCATATTACCAACTCCTATTCTACAAATTATTTATTTTGTTGTCTCATTTTGTGATAAAAATTTAATGATTCAGATAAATTTTCATCATAAATAAATCTCCAATTTTCTTTTCCTTCATTATTAAAATAACTTTCTTTTTGAAAACCAAGAGCATATAAAAAACGCATCAACCTTACGGAAGATACGTTATAAAATTTCTTTTCCATTTTTCTCCTTACAACGATTCCTAACTCGAATTATTTAATAATTAAAACAAACATTATAGTCTTTCCTCGGTCTTGCCCTTCTCAGGGGTTTAACCGATATAGCTACTTTTATTTTCATTACATTACTGTAAAGGTAGGCAAGTATTTGTTTACCTACTTTTTCAGGATCTTGCAAAACTGAGTTCGTTGCACTCACAAGGGCTACAGATTTTTCAAGATCGGTGGAAGCAGCATTAAATGAAGCAGCACTTCTTTGTAATGCCTCACCGATGCCAGCAGATGAGATTGCCTCATTATTTGAGACTTCATTAAATACATCTACAATATGTTCTGCTTGATCTGCTTCAAGCTGAAAACCTTTTAAGGTTGAGATAAGTGACTCATTGGCTTCATCAATATCAATTCCATCACCAACATTTTTATAAAGCTGAGATATTTCAGCTAATTGTTTGGCATCTGGAATGCTGTAACCATTTTTCGACCAATCTGCGGTAGCTGAAATAGTATCAGAAATAGTACCTCTAACATCTTCTGCAATATCAGCATAACTGTCAAAGTCGCTATAAATCTGTTTTGAAGATTGTTCTGATACTTTTGCAAGTTCCGTAATTTGTGTATTAATATCAATAACAGTGGAGGCAAATTGTTTACCAACATTTATAACATCATATAAACTAAATATTCCTGCCGCTTGTGCAATGATTTGATGAAAACCACTTGATTTAAATGTATCCCATACACTTTTGCCAGCTCGACCAGCTTCAACTTCAGCATTGTAAATCTTCATGATTTCAGCATGAATCTTATCAAGACTCATGCTAGGATTACCACTTTCGATTTCCGCATAGTAAGCCTTAATCTTATTCTTTGCTTCAGAAGACATTTTACTATTTTCAGCTAAAAGCTTATGAATCTTATCTAATTCTTTCTGACTAGATACAAAATTATATCCTTTTTCAGAAGCTGACATATTAGTGACAGTAGCGATAGTATCTTTGATTTTCTTTTCATACTTATCCAATTTATTGATATTATCACTTGTCACCAAACTAGCATCTTTACCTTTTAATTCATTAAGCAGAGTTTCGTATTCTTTAACAGCATTCTTGACAGCCTGTACATTATCTAAATATGCACTACTTGTCCAACCACCATCATTGAATCTGTCAATGGTTGTTTTGTATTTATCAATCTTACCATTATAAGAATCCAAACGTTTATCATACTTATTAAAGTTTACATTGGCATTCTGTTCTTTTTGAGCGTTTGCAAGTTTTTCGGTTTCATCAACTACTTCTTTGACATTACTTTTGACACTCTTTAATGCGACACTTGTTTTTTCAGCAGAATTAGATGTAGCTTTGCCAAAGTTATCAATGGCATCTTGTGCAGATTTAAAGGTCTGAGTAACAGAAGAACCTGCGTTCTCAACATCTGTCAACTTTTTAGTAATGGTTACAAATTCACTACTATCAACTTTAATAGAATATTCATCACCAAGATTTAAATTATTCTTGATCTTCTGAGCTTTATCTAAAGTTTCTTGATATGTGAGAGCAGGAGCAGTTTCATAACCAAAATTCTGTAATGCTGTTTCTAATTTATCTACACCATTCGTAATTGTCTTAAAACGCTGTTCAAAAATATTCCCATCTGCATCAACTTTTGCAGAGAAAGATTTCCATACACCATCAACATCTTTTATTTTTGCACTTACTTTTACAAGACCATCAACAAGTTCAGTGTTCACTGTTTCTCCAAGAATCGTATATCCAGAATTCGATAACTTCTCATTAACTTTATTAGGAGAGTAATTTAAGAAATCTTCTTCTGATATTTTTCTTCTCTTTGCGTATTTATCCTTTTTAGGTTTTGCTTTTAAGTCTGAATTACTCTCATCAGCAGACTCTTTTACTTGCTTATTTGCTTCAACAAATTCTTTCTTAGCATCAGCAGCTTCACGAGCAGACTTGGCAATTTGTTCCATTAATTCTGCTTCAAGTTTTAACGGATTTTCTGATTCATCAATAGAAGATTGAACACCTTCATTAGCTGTAGCAAAATCTTTTTTCGCCTGAACAGCTTCCTCAGTTGCCTTTTCTACTTGTTCCATACATTCTGTTTCAGTCTTAGTATTAGTAGAAGCGTCAGGAAATGCGTCTTTCGTTTGCTCTGTAGAAGCAGTAGTAGTAGATTCCTTGACAGCTTGAGCAGTTTTCTCTGCTTGTTTCTGAGTTTCCTTTAATTCAGATTGAAGCTTTTCTTGAGATTGAACTGTATTATCAACTGAAGAATTGTTGGAATCTAAATTCATTTTTTCACCCAACTTATCTAAATCTGTATAGAGATCATTTATCTCGTTTTTGATTTTTTCTTTTTCCTCAACAAATTTTGACGCTATAGAAAAATTATTATCTTCATATCCAAAAAATGATTCAGCCCCACTGATACGAGATAAACCTCTTGTTGTATATTCATCAAGTGCTTTTTGATCATTTGCCTTAATTAAATCATCATACTCTTCAAGACTATATTTTACTTCAGATAACCATTTGTTTCTATCTTGTATAAGTTTGTTAACATCAAAGATATTATTAGTACCAGTTAATTGTTTAATTCTCTTATCTGCTTCACGGATTTCTTCCTCTGTAGGTAATTGGTCTGCAAAATACCTGTCATTACCATGAAAATCTTCATGGACAGTTAATTTCTCTTGTAACTGTTGAAGCTCTCTGATAATATTCTCTCTTTTTTCAATTTCAGCATTCAACTCTGATTCAGATTTGATTTGCTGTTCAACAGTAGAATTAGAAACTAAAGAAATATTCGTTTTTTGTCCAATCTTACTCTGTGCGTCAGCCAACTTCTCAGCTTCTTTAGTAGCATCTTGATATGCATTACTAATATTCTCCACTTGTTTGACAGCACCACTCGTATTGCCGTCCATATTACTCATGTTTTTATTAACATTGAGAATATTCTGACTCAGTTCAGAAAGTGACTTGTCAATATTTTGGATAGAAGAGAGTAGTGTCTTTGTACCAGAATCATCTACTTTACCAAAAGATTTACTTAAACTCTGTACTTCTGATACAATACTTGATAACTCTTTTGATAAATTCTCGAACTGTTTAAAATCACCTGTTCCCTTACCAAGAGAGTCAAGCATTTTTTCGAGATTGGAAATTACATTCCCAAGTTTTTTCTCATCAATATTTAAGTTAATTTTATATTCTTTTCCTTCGAGAGTATCCATTCTGTCTTGAAGTTCTTTTGTGTCCAAAAGTAACTTTTTGACATTAGATTCAATCTCCATGCTATATTTATACATTCCTGGCATTTAATTTCCTCACTTTCTTAAAATTTCATCAACTCTTTTATTTATAATCTTGTCTAAACGACCTCCAAATCCGCTTTCGATATCTCGTTCAACATACATATATGGAGGTAATGATTGATGTTTCATCCACTGACCATAACCGTGCTGACCACCCATAAACATATAATCAAATGCAAGACTAGCATTTAATTTCTGATGATTACCTTTTTTATTAGAATATTTCCCGTCTTCTCTTAGTGCGTCATAGGTATTTCTCCAACCATATCCAGCCCAACCGATATAATTATCCATTGCGCCTGAATCTACTGAAAAATGAAGGACATTTCCTTTACCTCGTGTTCTTGTAGAATCAAGAATTTTCATAAAGTTGTATGTTCTTTCATATGACTGTGGAGTATAGTCGTTGTACCAATCTATCAATGAATATCTGACAGATTCTTTTAGAAGTTCATTTACTTGTGGTGCGACTTCTTCTGCAATGTGATTTTCAATTCTGTCTAACTTCTTTTTAAAATCTGCATATATGTTTTTTGCCAATTTCATCACCTCCAAAAATTTCACTATAATTTCACTATTTTTATATTAAAATAGGAGAGCAGTATTGCCACTCCCCGTAAGAAAAGCCCCATACGCTTTGATACGCATAGAGCCTAAAATACTTCCTAAATAAGGAAATATATGCTATTATATTAATATCTGTGGTAAATATAGGTAGATAAGGAGAAACTAAAAATGGAAACATTTTGCTCAATAGTTTCTGCCTGTGTTGCGGTCTTAGGATTTGCATATACAGTCTACAGAGATAAAAATAATAACAAAAAATAATATGATTTTATAATCATATTTTAACAAATATGAGTATCTACTTGAATTATGAATTAAATAGAACGTGAAGAAGATCAGCCACCTTTTTCTACACAAAATTATAATTACAAAATCCTATATTTACATAAGTTCTTGAGGTATAATAAAACAAGTAGAGAAAGTATTTATCTTGACAAATACCATATATAGTGTATATAATTAACAATGAGCAAAATAAGAATTCCATAAACCTTATCTAATGGACACAATTTGGCTGATTGTGACTTCTCAAAAATAAAATTGTTTTTTTCAGGAGAAGATGGAGTATTGATAGGGAAATAGCATCGTAGAAATACGGTGCTATTTTTCTTTTATTAGTTATATATTACTCCATATATCATGCCAATTAATCCAAATACAAAATAATAGTGAACAGTAGTTAATTCAAATGAGACAAATGGTTGTAAGACTTTAATACAAATATTATCAACATTGAACCATGAGAGAAAACGTCCACAAACAAGTCCGTATAATATCCCATTTATCATTATTCCACTTCCTTAAAACCACCAGCTTTTGCAAAATCAATAACCTTCTGTACATCTTCTTGTGGAATATCTGCAATTTTCTTCTGCACACTTTCCATAAAAGGTTCAACAAGGGTATTAATTAAAGTTCCAAATCTTTCAACCTGACGACTAACATATGCATGTGATTCATACATATTCTGCATAATATCAGATTTGTGCATATCAATAAGAGTTCTTATTTCAGATATTTCACTTATAGGAATAAGCGGTGGAATTTCTTTTCCATTCACAATTTCTCCAATCATTAATTTATCAAGTAACCCAGAAGGCTTTAATAGGTCATAATCTGTCATAAAATTAGCATCATCACTACAAATAAGGTTTGTATACTTCTCAATAACCTCTCTAACAAAAAGCATATACTGAACAAATGAATTAACATGTATATTATCAGTCTTACGGAATTTTGTTTCACCATTTTCATTAGCATATTTTTCCTGTTCAAACATAGTTCTATCTGTAATAACTATTGCAATAGCGTCTTTAATGTTTACAGGTAAGTAAGATATAATACTTAACTTTTCCTGTATATATCTATTTTTTAATGAATCTACACACTTATTATATCCCTCAACAAATTCTTTAACTGTCATCTTATTCATAATCCTTTTATCTCCTTTATAAATTATTATTCTGCTACGATAGGCATAAATACTGCACATATTTCAGCACTTAATTCCATTTTGAATAGTTCTTCAACAGTAATTGCATTGAATTCCACATCAATATTTTGATTTCTAAGAATATTCATTTCTTCAACAAATTTATTCATATTTTCAGAATCTCTTTTAACTTCTATATTACCAGTCTCTTTTCCTTCGCCATCAAGAACAGGTTCACCATATTTTTTAACTAAATCCTGCCTTGTCCGTTCATAATCATTGTATATTCCAGAAAAACTTCTTATCACTCCTAATAATTTAAATTTCGAGAGAGAAGTTATTGTAGAATTTTTATTTTCTATTATATTTTTAGCAACTTCATATATATTTGTTAATTCATAAAGTTTCATTGTCTTTTTCATATTCAAATATTCTCCTTTATAATCTTGTATCGTTAAGAAAAGTATTAATATCATAACGATAATTCACTTTTAATTTTTTCTTATTAATTAATATTGGGTTACAATATTTCAATAAATCATCTTCATTGAAACTTTTCTTAGATATAGAATTTATTAAATTGTTCCATTCGTCTATCATAAGAAAATATGTATTGCCTGTTTTCCTAAAATCTAAAACAAATCCACTACAAACATTTTTATAAGTAGAAAACTTCTTTAATGATTCCACCTGATAGTAGTGTATAATCCCTTTGTCTTCTTTAGTTCGTTCAAACGAGCATGAACCTTCAAAACTCTTTAGTTCCAATGTCCAAAATGTATTTCTATCACCGCTAAAAATCATAAAGTCACATGGGCTATGTTGACTAAATCTTAGCTTCGAACTCATATCAAATGATTGAGCTGCATCAGGTGGTCTATACATTAAAACATCGTTTGGACATGAATTTTTGAAATTCTGTTCAAAAACTTTACCTATATTTTTTGCTATAAGTATTCATTCCTTTCTATTTAAGGGTAGGAGAGTGGTCTAGCTACACACTCCCCATTTAAATAAAAAATGCCCTTACTACATGGCTAGATAGTAGTAAAGACACTTTAAATGTGTTATAATCATCATTATGAAACTCACCAGTTCATATCGGTAATCACCGAGAAAGGTCAGGTGAAATCTATGTTATTTCCAACTGAGAAATATTGTGTTTATGTGCATGAGTATAAACGTAGAAGATTTGGAAGAATTGAATACGTTTGTCAGCACTATCGCAGTCTACCTAATAGGTAGCCATTTGTTCATTTTGTAGTCAGGATCGAACTCTCATAAAGTTTCTTTTCTTATAAAATCTACTATGAACTGTGTGAGTTTCTTTCTTATAATAAAAGAGTGATCCCGTAATGAAATCACTCTTTCTTTCTAATAATATTTAATTGTTGTTTACACTGCTAATTGCATAGGATATAATTCCCATTTTCCATTTGGATATTTATTAACATTTTCGGTTACTATTTTATGTGCTTCTTCTAATGAACCAACATTAGTGTCAATATGTATAACTTTGCCTCCTGTTATACATATTTCTTCACATATTAGGTTATAAAACATTCTTCCCATACTCATTCTTCCTTCCTTAATTTTCGATACAAAATAACTCATATATATCAACATCAAGTATACGAGAAAGAACAACAGCATTTGTAAGAAGTATATCCTTTGTGTTCCCATTTTCAATTTTATTAAGAGCTGCAACCGATAAACCGCTTCGTCTTGATAATTCTTGCAATGTCATATGTTTTTGATTTCTGTAATACCACAATTTATTGTTCATAAGGTTAATATATGTAAATTATTATTGTTCATACAGAAATTATACATTGAAATTTTTCTACTGTGGTAGAAATTTAATCTTCTTTAATTGGCAAAGCCATTACTTCAGGAATTATTTTTCCTTTAATTGAGTGATTGCCACCACAAGCAATATATGTGTCTGCTAATAATTGGAATGTTTCTAATCCTGCTCTTGTAATATATTTTTGTGCCATAAATTTACTATGTAGATTATAAAGTTCAGCACCATATTGCACGATAATTCTCTGATTAGTTTCTTTTTCATTTATATCTAAAGACTTTTTAATATCATCTATACCTTTAGATATTTTTAAAATTTCCTGATACTGCCAATTGTCGTGTTTTTCAAGCGTTTTAATACGATTTTCAACAGTTTCTTTATCTTCGTCAATACCTGTTTTCAATCTAAGTTTCTTCTTAAAATAACTAAATATTTCAATAATTTCCTTGGCTGCAAATAAGATGGCAAAGAACCCAAGAATGACTAATAAATAATCAATTTGTGCAAGTTTTTCTATAGATCCCACTCATATGTACCATCCCTTCTTACTTCTTCAAAAAATTCTTGAATGCTTCATATAAACCTGTAGAAGCAAGACCAGAGACAAGACCACCAAGTAATATTTCAGGTGTAAAAGCCATATTTATCCATACATTAAGTACTACACCGAGTATACCCATAATTGCTGGAATATATTTATTGATTACGTCTGTTGTTACAATATTTTTTAATACATAGCCTATGCATAAGCAAATGCCCACAATTATAGGTACTGCAAAATTTGTTAAAAATGATAAATCTGTCATAATTTTAATCCTCCTTATATTATACTTTATTCAAATCTCTCAATGTTTCTACACATCTCTTTAATGTTATACAAAACTTATTTAATTCAGAAATCCCTTCTTTACTACTCAATGTAATACGAATACAACTATTTATATCTTCTTTGTTCATTCCAATAGCCAATAAAGTAGAAGATGGTGTAAGATCTCCGCTTGTACATGCTGAACCAGTCGATACTTGATATCCGTTCATATCAAGTAATATCATTAACGATTCACCCTGTATTCCTTTAAAACATATATATAAATTATGTGGCAATCTATGCTTTAAATCAGCGCCAACTAAATATGTATCAGGTATATTATTCTTTATATAGTCATAAATATAATCACGATTCTTAGATGTAATAGAAGAGTAATCATAATTCTCAATCGCTTTGCCAAGTGCAGCTATACCTATTACATTTTCAGTACCAGCAAATAATCCTTGTTCTTGCGACCCATATATAAGCGGCTTAAGATGAATATTTGCTTTTTTATATAAGACACCCGTACCCTTTAAAGCTCCTAATTTATGTGCTGAAAATCCAACCATATCAACATCTAAGGCTTTTACGTCTAGGGTTATTTGACCGATAGATCCAGTACAATCAAGATAAACAACTCCATTATATTTATGAGTTATTTCTATTATTTTTTTAACATCTTGAATTGTCCCAATTTCTGAATTTGCATAATCCAGTGCAACTAACAATTTATAAGTATTACAATGATTTTTTAACCAAAGTTCAAAATCTTTTAAATTAAAAAATCCTTGTTTATCAATAGGAATTGCTTGACATTGATGAGGGTGAATACAACTTTCAATACATTTAATCATTGATTTGTGCGAAATAGGAGAGTACATCATAAAATAATTTATAATACCACCAAAATATCCTCTGATTACAAGATTATTAGAAGCTGAACCGCCTGACGTAAAAATAATATCTTCTGGATTTGCATTAATAAATTTAGCGACATTGTTTCGTGCTGTGGTAATTATTTGTTTTGCATTAACACCAGATTGATACATTGACGATGGATTATAGAACTGGTCTAATAAGTCGATTATGTATTGTTTGACTTGTGGTGTTAATGGAGTGGTCGAAGCATTATCTAAGAACATTTAATCACCACCTAGTCCAATTCGTAATTACACCATTTTTTATATACTTCGGATGTATCTTCCTTAAGGAACACCATTGCAAGAATTGAATTATTTGTTTTTTCATCAATACTTGCATACATGTCTATAGGATACACACCATTTTTTATATAAAGAAGAGACTGTTTGGGATTAACAATTCTAACCGCTTCATGTGGTAAATAATCCCTTGGTTTTAAATTTGTTTTAACCATATTATCCTTTCATTCCATGCAATATTCGTAAAAAATAGGGGAATATAGCATTAAACAGTAATGTTATATTCCCCTATAAGAGTTTTCAAAATCACTGTTCAAAATCACTTTTAGCCTCGTTTTCGACTTTTGTAATAATATCCTTTTTAACAGATTTAACTTCTGTCTTTTTATTTTCTTTTTTAATAACCTGTGTTTTTGCCTTCAAAATAGAAGCGATAGATTTTTGATAACTTTCACCAAAATTATCCTTTTCACTTAAATCCAACTTTTCTAATTTTGTTTTTGCTTCAATATCAGTCATTTTCCCATTTTCAAAAGAAGAAGTAATATTGTAGATATCTCTACAATTCTCACTACAATATGCAAAATGCCAAGTGGGTTTTAATCTGTCTTCTGAATTACAAACTGGACAAAATGAATACTCCCTATGGCAAACACAACACGTCCTTAAATCATTCTTATTCATTTATTCATCTCCTTAAATATAATAGAAGAGTGGGGAAACCACTCTTCTAAATATGTTTTGGTTGTAAAGATTAGACTTCCTCTTCCTCATCTACAAAGTAGATTTCAACCATATCCTGAGATGTAGAACAAGTATTTGTAAGGATTGCACCCTTATAATCCATTGTCTGTGAATCTCCACCCTGAAGTGCAAGGCTTACTTCTGGACTTGGCATGAATGATGAAATATGAATGATGCAACCACGGTAGCTTCCAATTTCGCATTTATCAACTGCAAGAGCCTTGAAGTATAATTCGTGAGCCTTTGGATATTTGTCACCAGAAATTGTAAGTTTAGCACCACTCTTAACATTCTTCTTAAACTTAACAAGGTACTGTGTTTCCTCTGGATCTGATGGTGGTGTAAGTTTATGATCTGTTTCTGTATCTACCTTAAATTCTGTTGCAGAAGCAGCAGAGCCTTTTGTATAAGCCTTTCCAAGTGAACCATTTGCTGAAAGTGCATTTACAATAAATGAATCTTCAACAGCATCTGTAATATCAAGTGTTTCACCTGCTTTTACAATCTTAAAAATAGGCATAACAATTGTATTAGAATCAGAAGCAATCTCAGCGTCCTGAGCAGAAATAGCTTCAATTACAGAAAGGTTCATGAATGCATTAGTAGCAGTAACCTCACCGCTCTTACCTGAATACTTTCTATAAATTAAGTTACCATCTTTGTCTTTAATATCCGTTGAATCAGAAGTGATATCAATAGTTGCATTTGTCAACTGTGTAAGTGCATAAAGAGCTTTAGTCTTTGTAGCACCATAACCGAACTGAAGACGGTCAATAATTACGTCACCTAACTTAAATGCCATAATCTAAATTCCTCCTTAAATTTTATTTTTTTGTATTAAAAAAGAGCGATATAAATCGCTCTAATCTTGCTTATTCATGTATTTCACGCATGAAATTAAATTGTTCTTTTGGAACTTTAGACATATCACACATACCTGAATACATTCCACTCATTAAAGCACGAGTGGATTCATATATTTGCAATCTCTGTACAGAATCCATAAATTCATAAATTCCGACATCTCTAAGTTCCTGTAACTTATATTTAAAACCAGGATGATTTATACAAGCCGATATAAGAGGTAGAAGAGTAGAGGTGTTTTTCTCACTTCTTTGTGTCATATTCATTTTGTCTTCATCTATCATCCATTGTTTTGTTGTTTTACCTTTTGCTTTTTCTATTTTCGGGTGTATATTAAGCAAAGTTCTAATATATTCAGCTATTTTCATGTATTCAGATTCTTTTAAAATAAAATTATTTTCAGAGTCATATAAACATAATTGAGGTTTATCAGAATCTTTTTCTTGAAACTGCATTAACTGCATATGTTCAATTCTATAATCTGGGAATAACAATCGAATAGCAGAATTATCAGTATCTGTCATACTTTTTAGCATACCAAACACTTCAATATCTTTTACTTTGCACCAATCTATTCTTTGTGGTAAATCCCATAACATTACACGAATAGAAGTAGAATTGTATAGAAAAGGCGAAAGACCAGAATAAAATTTTGACTCACCGATATTGAGAATATTACCTATAGTCGGTTGCACAATGCGAATACCCTTAACAAAGTAATCTTCTCTAAAATACATTTTAAGTGGATCAAATTTATATTCTTGTGTATTCTCTTTTTTCTTTTGGGCTTCGGCTATGACAGCAGCTTGAAGTCCATCTAACATATCAGTATTTTGCTGTGCCATAATATCACCGCCTTAACTGATAGTTCATCATCTGTGATTGTCCACCATAAGGTGTCTGAACCTTACTATTTAAGTCCGTAAGTTCAAATACAAGAGTACGAGCCACATAATTATTGTCTACTGTAGATTCATAATTCTGTACAAGATGAGTCTGCATACCAAATATATTCGACCATGCGAATCGTTCTCTTATAATAGAAGCAATAAGGTCGTGTCTTGGAATTCCCGTAAGCTTATCCATGCGGTCATCTCCATGAGCGAAGATAGTAAAAGTAACTTGTGTTTCTTTTAATCCTGGTTGATATCTGACCGTATCTCTAAATCCTACTTGATAACACACATAACATTTAACAGTTGTCTGTGTATCTGGAATAAATAAAAACGGACGAATAAGAGAATTGCTACCAAAATATCTATCCCATTCTCCGAGTGGTTCATATTGCTTGGTGTCTTCATTTTGTTCCCAATTGATATTTCCATGTTTGTCAAACAATTCCGATTCTAACTCTTTATCATCGAGCGCATATAATAGACACGGATTTGACAATAAAGCATTTTTGATTTTTTGTTTATATAGAATTACATCATCATCAGGAGTAGTTCTATATGCACGAAGTTTATTCAACAAATCATTCTTTGTAACTAATTTATCTGCCATAAAACACCTCCTATTCAACTAATTCTAGCGGCAAAATCTCAGATTCAATCGGCAAGTTATCCTTAACAATTTCACACTTAACAGACAATATTTTGCCGATAGTAGAAGCGTCATTAGGAAACTTCACTTTCTTTTGGTTGTATTCTGTACCAGCTCGCCAAGTTACCTTATCAGTCCAATCTTCATCATCAATAGAACAAGTCCATGTAAAGGTTGCGTCAGCATATTCAGTTGTAATATCTTCATTGGAATCATTAAATAGATTTACTGTAAGATTTTTATAGCTGCCACCAACTTTAATTGTTGAAGTGGATGCTGAAATTCTTATTGCAATGGAAGATGGGGGAGTAGTTGGAGTATCTGGATCTGTTGGAGTAATTTCTGAATCGAAGTAATTCGCATACATTTCGCCTGTTTCAAGATTGACATAATCGGTATGCTCATTAAAGAAGTTGGTGTACAATGTAAGTTTCTGTAACCCAAGCGGAGAAGCCGATTCACATTTTGTAATTTTCCACACCGTAGGATTCTCCATTAACGCACTAACAATTACTCGCATATTCTTTGAATCATCATCCGTATACCAGAATTTTTCCGTGATAGAATTCATCGGAAGTATCAGTTTATTTTGATTATCTGTATGCCCAAATACACGGTCTACATAAACCCCTGAAGTGTAAGACATTTGTTGTCTTAAAACACACCACATTCTACGCTTGATACGTTTTTCATTATTTTTTTCCACCCACATAAGTTCGTAGTTGACTGGCAAAATCAGATACTTTGGAAATTGATTTGCAGGTTCATTTCTACAAATTAACCATTTATGATACACCCCTGTATCGTCAGGAATATCACACCAGAGTCCTATTGGGAATGTCGCAGAATAGCGTTTTCTAAAATCAGTCTCATAATAATAAAGATCATCACCTTCATTAAATCTTACAGGCTGACTTGGACGAAACATAAGATAATATTCCACTTGATCCTTATCCATTGACTGATAAGACTTGATAATAAACTTTGCATCAATCTTTGTCTTATTGGTATTTTCATAAGTCATACCTTCAGCAAGTGAACGTGTGATTCCATGCTCATCTGTGAAGAAATCATCGTGAAAATGGTCATAGATATAACAAGTTTTTGCTGCAAGATCATTATCCCACGTAAGTTCCATGAGGGTATCTGCTTCAGATTTTAACTTCTCACCTAAAGTAGAATAGTTTTTTCCAGTTGAATGAGTATCTACTTGCATTTTTCTTTTATAAAAATCATATACAGACATTACTCATCACCAACTTTCATTCTCTGAAGCAAAGCACCTGCATCAAATACAAGTTTCTTATATTTATTAAAATCAAATTCTTCTGACTGTAATACAGATAATGCACACTCAAGACTATTAATAATCTCTACAAAATCCTTTGGATAGAGTAATAATTTATTACAGTTAGAAATTTCAAATAATAGATTCTTATGATATTTTACGACATCTATATTTTCAAAATCTTCTTTGGTGTTTTTATCCGTATATAATACTAACCAGAATATTTTTTTTCGTAATTTCTGCTTATAATAATCAACCTGAGAAACTTTAAATTCTCCATATTTATGTGGAACTAAATTATCCATTAGATCCACCATACTCACCAAAATAATAAGTGTGACGAGATAACTCAAGTTCCCATTCACGCTTTAATTGTGTGAGCCTTTCCATATTTTTTGAATAATTATCTATAAGTTTTTTCTCTTCCTTACCACCAATCATAGTAGCTAAATTCTTTGTATTCTCTAATTTTGATGGGAAATAGTTTACGATTATTCCTTTTGCCAAAATAGTTTTAACAAATTCAGAATCATAGAAATCGTCTACACTATTTGTTAATGTGAAATTGATATTCATTATTTCATCATCAAATGAATAAGCGCTGAATTTTTTTCTAAGAAGTGGGAAAGAAGCAGTTGTATGCAACCATTCACAGAGAACACTATAAAAATCTTCCTCTGTATAAGTTGCAAGTTCAAGGTCATTAATCATTGTTAATGCTCTTTTGTATATATCTTCGTATTTAAGAGAAGGCATAAGTTACCTCCTTAAATAAATTCTTTAATACAAGTTCCTAACATATCATCAATAATTCTGATTTTCTTAATAGACGGATAATTCTCAGCACGAATCATAGTCATTGCTGTTACCTTTACAATTTCACCAAGCCATTCTGGTGCTGATTTAATCATATCTTCAAACTCATCATCATCCATATCAAAATATTCTTCTGGATAATCAATTGATTTAAAATATTTATATCTATCACCAAGTTCTCGTTTCCATTGTTCTATAAGATCTTCATCCATGATAATAAAACTAGGTTTTGTTACATATTCAGTTCTTCTAAGTGCCTGTAAATCACGATATTTGATATACTCAACGTCCCCAAAATATTCCCAATGATATACAGTGTTTTTATCTACTCCAACAGCAGTTAATTTCCACGGAGTAACACTTTTACATGGAATCTCATCATTAGGGTTAAATGTTTTATGTATTTTTACAGGCTGTGATTTTGCAGTCTCATTTTCTGATGTTGCTACGGCTTTATCATCTGTAGTTGTGTTATTGACTTTTACAAAATTATTGTTTGTAAAATCAATAACATCATCATCAAGTTTCTGCATATGACTAGATACTTTATATCCATTCTCTCTTAAAAAAGATATTAATTCTTTTGGAGTAATACCTAGTTCTTTTGCTAATTCATATACTTTCATCCGTTTTCTCCTTTAAAAATAGGAGAGTAGAATATTTCCACTCTCCATATTTTTATACTAATCTAATACTAGGCAGTAATCTTAATCTCTCCGAAGAGTTCATTAATTACGACACCAATACCTTCCTGATATACTACCTCTGCATCAACAGTCATATCTTTCTTAAGACCATCCATACCTGTCTCGTAGTACATAACATCTCCTTCGTTTACTCTCTTAATTGGTTTAAACTCTGGATCTACAGGAAGAATAAAAATCTTCTTCTGGTCTTCAGCAGAGAATACATTCTCTCTTGTGCCAGCCTTATTAACACGAGCAAGAGGTAAGCACTCATAACCTTCCCAGTTGCCAAGAATACCATTCTGGTTTCTCTCGTCTTTCATTGAATCAGAGAACATGTTGTAATTTACAGTGCCCTGAAGTTTCTGAATAGCTGGTTTAGTACCAACAAGAATAACATCCTTACCTGTAACAGCGGCAACTGCTTCAATCTGAGCAATTATAGAATCCTTTGTAGACTCAGAAACTGCTGTCTGAAGAATCATATCTGTTGGGAGAGAAGCATCCATTCCCATGAATGCTGTGTAAAGAGCAGCATATCTGTTTTCCTCGATAGACTTGTACATCTTGTCTACAAGAGCAGCGAAATCAACTTTACCTGTCTGGAAAAGTACGAAATCTGTATAAACCTTTACACCATAGAATGATGTATCAATAGAGAATGCCTTACCAGGCTTTACTGAAGCACGTACAATGTCATGGTGGTTTCCTGCGAACTTAGAAACTGTCAGAAGAGAGTTATCTTCTACGAAGAACTCATTTGCATCTCCTTCAGCAATATTTCTCTCGTCAACATACTCCATAAAACGAGCATTGGCTGTGTTCCAACCTGAGTTCATCTTGTCAGCAATTACATCCTCAATAAGAGTAGCGATTTCCTTATTATGATCTCTCCAAGCCTGTCTACGCTTCATAGAATTAGCCTCTTTGAAGTTAAGACCAAGAATCTTATCAAACTGCTTTCTAAGAATTGTCTGTGTATCTTCCTTAGAATACTTCTCATATACGCTATTACTTGCGTCCATCATAAGTGAGTTGAACTCAAGCATGTTGTCATATTTATTGTCAAACTGTGCTAAAACGTTAGCACTGAAACATGTAATATCTTTCATCTATTTAATCCTCCCTTCTCTTACGCAATATCCTTGTTCTGAAGAACCTGAATACGAACGATTGTGTAATATGTACCTACTGAAAGACTGTGAATCTTTCCAACAAAACCATTAGTGCCCTGAAGAGTAGTAAGTCCAGTAGCCTCAGAAGCTACCCATGCGCCCTTACCATCAACTGTTACAAGATTTCCAACCTTAACTTTTTCTGTACTCTCATCTGTAAACTGATAAGAAGCAATACCAAAGATATCTGTATGTACAGATGGATCTGCAATCTGATATGTCTTTACTGGCTTGCCTGCTGGATTTGTGTAGTTATAAGCCTGACCCTGTTCAGTTGTAAGTGCTGTCTTAACCTCTGCTGGTGCGCCTGTTACAGCAATCTTGTCTGTAATCTTTGCAACACGACCATATCTTTCCTCAAGACCATTACCTGTGTAATCGAGAACAGCTACGGCTACACCGTTGTCAATACTGATTTCCTTATTAGATTCATCACGAACAACAACATCGTAGATGTTTCCTACATCTGTTGCTAAAAGCGCTGATGACTCAAATAAACCGTGCATATTTTTTTCACGGCTTGCTAAATTTGTATAAATCATTTAAATTTCCTCCTTGTTTAATAATTTTTTGCAATAAAAAAGAACGTCTATTGACGCTCCGATTGATTTGTTAATATTCATTTTTTAACTATTTCTTAAGTAATCCATCTAAGAATGATGATTCATGCTCAGTTCTAGCAAATGCGAAGAAAGAAGGTTTTGTCTCCTTATGTGATTCCTCTGCATTCATAGAGAATGTCTTTGTAGTTTTTACTACCTTACCAAGAGCAGCATCTGCTTTCTCAACTAACTCATCCTTTGTGAATTTCTTTACATTTTCAACATCCATGAGTTTCTTAAACTCATCTGTCTCAAGATACTTGCTATATGCCTGATCTTCAAAAACAGTCATCTTATCTGCGATTTCCTCTGCCTCTTCATATCTAGCAAGCTTTTCAGAAATAGAAGAGTAGTTAGCTCTCATATCATCTAACTCAGCTTTCTCATCAGCAGTTACAAACTCAGCAAACACTTCCTGACGTTCGCCATCAAAAGCAATAGCATCATTCTCTTTTGTATAAGCCTGTTTGTAGTAATTTCCACAGCAAGACTCATAAATAAAATAATCATCATATACGGACATAATCCAGTAATACTCATTTAATGTCTCCTCGATTGGAGCTAAGAGCTGATATAATGCAGAACGTACATCTTCATGTGATAACTCAAAAATCTTAGAAAATGTATCTTTATCCTTATCATCATCTGTGTTGTCATCTACATTATCAGTGTCGTCTGGCTCATCTGTAGTACTATCGTCCGTGTCGTCATCAGTATCATCTTCTGATTTATCTGACTCTGTTACAACTGTATCAGGAGTAGACTCTGGCTTATCAAAAGTAGTAGAGAATACTTTCTCAAGCTCCTCATCAGATAAACCTTCATACTCGAAAGTAATATCTTCTACAGTTTTATTGTATTTTTCCAGTAATTCTTCAAATTTAGTCATATTGATTTCTGTACTTCCTCCTTTCTCAAATTTTTCAACTGTTGGATTAGTTTTTGAATTTATATTGAGACTGGATAAAGTTTTATTAAGATTATCCAGAGTTTCAATTAATTTAGAGTGTTCATCTTCTGAAATAGAAGAGAATAAAGAATTGTTTTCTTCAGAAAAATCTTTAATAGATAATTTGCTGCCAGACATACCTGGTAGAGTATGAGATCCAAGAAGTGTTGTTCCCTGTACATAAAAATCGTCAAGGTGAAGTGTTTTATCAGTATTGTCCCAATGCATCTTACGAATACAAAGCTCAACTGAGCAGTCAACTGTTTTTCGTCTACGCAAGATATCACAAGCATCTGTGTACTCCTCGTACACTACAACATCTGCACACACAAAATTTCTATCATATTCTTCATCGTATTCAAGATGAATACTTTCAGGATGAATAAAATGACCAATAGGAATTTCCTTATATATCATCTTGTCTAATGCTTCGTCATAATACATTGTGTGACCTGAAAAATCTTTGATAGGATTTCCATCTTCATCGGTTTCGTCCGTATCTATAATATCTGCCATAACTGGACGATCTTTGATTGACATCATTTTTTCTTCAAGAATATCTGTTTCAATATGAGACTTATTGTTATTAGTTAAATCGTGAAATGCCCTAATTTTTCCATAAAGCAATCCTTCTGATAAATCATCATTTAACTCAAATGTTGCCAAAGACTGAACAGCTATATTATATCCAGACTTATCTGCACTAAATGTCATTGACTTTTTTTTCTGACTATAGAAACTATAAAGATCTTCTAAAGTAAGAAGTTTTTTATTCAATTGTATTTTGACCTCCCTTCTGTGAAAATTCTCCCAAAGAGGGAGTGATTTAAAACATCAACTTATTTGTAAATCCGATTTTATCTACTGGAATAGTGTCATCGAATTTTAAAGTTGAATCATTAATAAATATAAAAAAAGAACCCCCAGATGGAATTTCTGAGAATCCTAATTTTGATAGGTTATTTTTTGTTACCTCATCCGAGGTGAATAGAAATTGAGAATCGTTTTTCATGTGTGTCACCTCTTATTTATTTCCCTTATCTTCGTTTTTTCCAGAATCTCTTGTTGCTTGTCCTTCTGGGCTTAGATCCTCTTCTGGAAGAAGTGGCTTACCATCTGTACCACTAGATGATTGAGTATATGAAGAATTAAAAGGAATAGCATATTGATTAACATTGAGTACCAATGCTTCAAAACGAAGTTTATTATAGGCAACATAAGGATCATCACCTAATGCACACATATAATCCATTTTCCCAATACCAAACGCACTAGCGTCTTTCATTCTACTTATATAATCATCTCGATTGTATTGAGTCTGATCAAAAATCTGCAAATGAACTCCATCGGTAATATGATTTTTAATCCAATAATTTAACCAAGATTCAATACGTCTAAGATATACTGACATCTTACCTAAGTCGTTAGCATTTGAATACTTTATACCATTTGCATTACTTGAATCACCTGAACTTACAATAAGTCTGTTAATACCTGCATTTGCAAACAAATTGTTCATTGCTTTATTTAAGTTATCTGTATCAGTAGCAGAAGTTGACTTCTCAAAATCTATGACTTGAGAAGATTCGTAAGGTGTCGTTCCCCAACCAACTAGGTCTGGTAAAATCTCTTTAATTATTGCATCAAACTGATTTACCAATTCTAAGCTAATTGCAAAATCATCTACATTATCTGAATCCATAAGTGGGATTTTATTTAAGATTAACTTATAGTTCTGCAATTCCTCTTTTGCAGCAACGAGATTTTCTGTATCAAGAAGATTTAATAACGATTTGAATAAAGGCAAGAAGTAGGGCAGTGGTACATAAAACTCATCATCCGTACTTGCAATAAGTGTTAATGTATTTTCTGGTGGAAGTCGAAAATATTGATAATCTCTACCGCCAGATTTATATTGATTGTAACCATCAATGAACACTTGATCCCATACACCAACTCCGTCATTATTAACGCCTGTAATAAAATCTTTATTATTTGATTTATCAAAAAACGAGGCATCAAAATATGTTATCCATTCTCCTTCTTGAGTCTTACCATAGATACGACAATACTGAACGTCTAATGGCATAAGGAATATTCCATTTTCGTCATCACCACTCATCCAACCAACATACATACCATCACGAATAGTATTAGAAACGACATTTTGTAATTCTTGTGCCATGTTGAAATGATGAAATGTTTTTAATACCTTTTCATAATTTTTAAGCTGTTTGTCGGGATCAAAATCTTTTGTATAATCTGCAAGAGGTGTGATATTATATGTATAGAGTGGCATAGTAGAGAAGTAAGATATCATCTGCTTATAAAGCATTGACACTCTAGTTAAGAAACGAGATACTTCACGAATATTATCTATATTATTAAGAGGTGACTGTACATACTGATCAAGTAAGTCTCGTGTATACTGAGTATAAGTTTTGGAAACTGTCTTAGAAACATTCCTCTGCAACAATTCCTGAAACTTTGCAAAATTTATTTTTTGCGCTCGTTTACGTTCTACTTCATAGCCAGACTCGTCAGTTTTTGTATAGACTTTTTGTACTATAGGCTGTTTTGTGTTTTTTGTATTACTCAAATTATGTGATATACCTCCTTTCTTAAAATCTTGTTACTTTCTTTGGTGCTCGTACTGAGAAGAGCTTTGTTATGTCGGATGGGGATTGGGTGCGCTTTTTCTTCCTTATATGTTCCATACGCTTTTCAGATAAATACCACCCCAGCATAGCAAGGACATACGCACGGTCATCGTGCATAGTAGCTTCAGAAGCTCCTGTATCTGCATCTTTATGTGGGGGTAATTTGAATGAGTCCTTGCCGCCTTCGCGTTTTGTTCGACAAATATTTACAATTTCTTCTTTCATAGCATCTATTTGCATTAATGCAACTTCTTCATCAAATGAAAGTTTGTAAGTATTAGTTTTTGCGGCTTCAATAACTGAAAGTCTTTCTTCTAATTCTAATTCATATTCATCAATACTCAAATCCAACTTGTCTAATTCTGCTCGAATTTTTTCTTCTGAGTCATGCATGAGTTTAGTATCAACTTCCATAATATTAAGATATCCTTTATTATCGTATTTTTCTGTAAAATGAATTTTATCTGCTTCAACCATTTTTATCAGAGCTTCAAACATTTCCGATTTATATTTTGCTGGTTCAATCAATTTCAATTTTTCTACTGCATTAGGATATCTTTTGGCATATACATCACCATTATTGTATTCTTTGTCTAATAACCCACGATGAATATTACCTTTTTTATCTTTCCAATCTTCAATTAAACTATCTCTAACCCAAGAATTACCGCCTCCACCAGAACCTGCGTCTGCTAAAAGTATTTCAATGTTATCGTAATCTAAAGCATCTCCATTATAATCAAGTAAAATATTTCTTATTTCCTTAATCTGATCTTGTGTCATCATAGGGGTTTTTCTCCTAAGTCCTAAATCAACAAAAGACACTACATTGACAATATCCATTGTATATCCATTTTCTTCATCATAAAGAAGTTCGCCAATTCCAAGAATTGAGTTATCGGTTGATCTGGCGGGATCATACGCAAGCACGAATTTACGCTCATTTGTATCATTACATAACACAGGTGGACGAGTGTAAGAATTACGAACAATTAAAGCTCTTTTAATAATCTGATTCGCATTCCCGTCTTGAGTGAATTTGTTATAATACTCACGTTGAGCTTTTTCAGGATTATTTCTTAATTCTGTCTCAACAGTTTCTCTATTCAAAAGTGGAACATAAGGTTTACCATGAAAAGTAGCATTAATAACAACATCACAGTTAATATCTGCTACAAAATATTTTGGATCACCCAACATCATTTTCTTGGAAAAATCACGATACTTTTGGTAAAAAGCTGTGTCAATAGAAGAAGCAGAAGAAGCATATAAGAGCTGATGAGGAAATTCCTTTGGAAGAGAAGATATATCAATATTTCCACCAAGTTTGAAATTTGAATCAAGAGTTGTAAATGCACCAATAACATTAAATTCTTCTTCTGAGAGCCAGCCGCCCTCATCAAAACAGACGCATTCGCACCTCTTACCTCTTTTGGCATTGATATTACTATTCAATGTTTTTACAAAGCTACCATTATACAGTCTATATGTAAAGCCCATTGGATTGTGGATAAATCCATTTGAGTTTGCTTGTGATATTTCAACTTCATTTTTAAAAACATCTGTAAGACCAGTCATTGATTCAATATTTTTTAATGCAATATCTTCGATCTTCTTAAAAGTTTCTTGGGATTGGTCTGCTGTTCCTGAACAAATGTACGTTCTGTAGTTGTTAAAAATTAGTCCCTTGACCATCGAAAATAGAGCAAGTAAAGTGGTTTTACCAGCCGCACGACTTTCAAGCCATAACACAAATGGCTTTGTCCATGAGTTCATAAAGGTATATTCCTGTGCATCAAGAAGCTCAACTCCGATAAATTCCTTCATAAATTTTGTCGGGTATTTAATTCCGAATTGTCGTATTTCAGCAAGTTTTTTATATCCTTCCAGCTTTCGTTCAGATATTTGAAATTCAGTTGGTCTAACATAGATTTCATAATTTTTTGGAATCATTATTCCAGAGTCAGTAAATTCAAATCCCATACATTTCCTCCTAAATATCAATTCCGTTTTCTTTAATTAGAGCTTTTAGATCTATGTTTTCTCTTAATAAAATTCTTGCCTTTTCCTCATACTCATCAGCTATTTTCTTATATTTCGTAATTAATTCTCTTTGCTGTATAATCATGTCGGCAGAGTCATTTTCATCCAACATAATTTGTTTAAGAATAGAAGCATTGCTAATATCTGCAACTTGACTTAATCCAGCAGAATACTCAGCATCATATAAATTAACTTCTGCATCACGAAGATTCATTTCTTTCATTTTTCTGACCTTACCAGTCCAAGTATTTTCACCCTTTGTAGAATTAACACTATGTTTTAATGAAATTCCATTATCCGCAGCAAGTTTTAAAACAGAAGCAGTTATTTTACTTTTTGTCTCTTCAAGGTTTTTAATTGTACCAATATTACTTTCAATGTGAGCAGAATCGTCCATAAGCCTAGCAATAATATCATTCATTTTTTCGATATGATTAAATCCTTTTACGATTTCAATAATAGAAGATAAACGCATCCTGTCATCATTTGCTTCTTCAGCAGCATCGAGATAACCTATAAGAGTTGCATATAAAAAAGGCTGTTCAGATAACGATTCGTTTTCAAATGGATCATAACCTAACAACCTTATAGCATCTTTCTTATTCTGTTCAAATTGTTCTCCTATTTCATTATCTGAAATAATGTTATTATTGTTATTATTTTCCCTTGAAGAAACAAGACTTAATTGTTCTTCATTATAAAAGTCTGAATCAAAAAATGTCATTCCATAATAATTTGTCATCTGTACATTTTTCACATATGCATTCCAGGGATTATTTTTAGCCTTACCTGATAATGCATTCTCGGATTCTTGAACGCTTGAATTCCAAAGATTGCTTAAAAAAGGTTTGTTTAAATATTTAAGCGCAGTAATTATACTTTCCTTCGTTGGTTCTTGTTCCTTACCATCTTTACCAACTCTTAAAGCAATTTTTCTTGCACAGTCACGACAAATAGGAGAGCAAGCATCTCCACCAAACATAGGATCAGAATTAAAATAAAATTTTGTTTCTCTATCCTTGTGAGTTTTACACATAGGGCAATATGCTGTACTTTCAAACTTATTTAATTTTTCTTGTAATTCATCTACACGCTCTCGTGCTTGAACGGCTGTTAATTTAGCCGTTGGTGTACTTTTTTTAGCCGTAGCCAATTAACAGTCACTTCCTTTCATTCCAATATAAACAAAAGAGCCGATTAAGCAACCGACTCTTCTTCAATATATTTCCATGTATAATTTGCAACAGGAAGAGTATGTCTCCCCTTTAACCAACCAGATAAATACCCTCGTTTTATATTATAGTTTCGTTCTGCATCTCTGAGAGAATTAAATATCTCACCTGTTTCTATGCATTTAACATATTTTCTTGTACTTTGCGTATGATCGTATTTGCAATATCCGATATCATTGGCTCTAGTAAGAAATATTCTTACCGTATTTTTAGTAAGTCCTGTTATATCGCATATCTGCATTACTTTATAACCATCATTCCATAAATCAGCAATTTTAAAAACATCAGAAATTAATGATTGCCTATAACATTCAATCCAATTAACATTTGAAAAATCATATATTTTTGATAAATCGCTATTGATGATAGCGTCTTTTAACTGATTAAAACCAGATTCTTTTGAATTAATTACGATATATCTATTAATGCCTTGTTCCAAAGCATATTTTTGTTTTTCTTTATCATTTTTGATTTCTTCTTCTAAGGTTCTTCCACCTAATGTGTGAAATGATTTTTCATAATGCTGTTTACCATTCAATTCACATATCCATTCAATGTCATTATAATTACCATAAAAATCATATCTGTAAGAATAATTATTATTCAGATATTTCTCAGACTCTATATTTATATCAACAGATTTCAACACCTGATATAAATATTTCTCACCAAGACTATTGCCATCTTGACATTTACATTTAAGACCTCGCTTATTAACGTGGTCTATTGTCTTATTCTTAATTATTTGACCACAAGAAGGACAAATAAAATCTGTTTTATTTCGACTATTTATTGTGAATTTTTCATTGATAAATTTATCAACAAGACAATCATATAAGACAGGATTAATAGACTTTATATCATTCACGCCTATTTGAATATTTTCTTTTCCATTTTCACAAATCAAACATTTATATGAACCATTTAATAAAGATAATGTTTTTATTCTATTTTTACATCCACATTTTTCACAAATACATGTGATTTCTTTTTGCCCAGGTTTATATGTACCAGTAATGTTTAAATATGGATATTTGGGGTGGACTCTTTTCTTAAATTCATCATTGGATATATTTAATATATCATCATACTTTTTCATTCTTTCACAATATCTGCAATGCTGTGTTTCTAGTAATGTTTTTGCTGAATAATTTCTTTCATGCCCACATTTCTTACATTTACAATGTAAATATGTTTCAGATAATTTTGTGTAGTTTCCAGTTATCTCAAATTCTGGACTTATTTTATTAACTCGTTCCAAAAATTCTTTTGGATTATTTGGTATTCCTTGCATAATATTTATTTCTCGCTTTCCACTCGCAAAACCAATTAAAATAGAGTGAGAGAGTAGTGCGAGTATCTACTATACCTAAGATGATCAGTCAAAGGCTTCTCACTCCATAATCCAACTATCTGCAATCGAAACAGTAACGATCCTCTCATAGTCGGCTATATATTTATTCTCTTTTTAAATTCCATCACAATATAAAAAGAAGCCACTTCATACGAAATGACTTCTCATAGTTCCAATACTAAATTTCCAATGAAAGTGCAATTCACTTCACTTAGCACACCCACTGCGCATCGAACACAGGTTAGAAGTTTTGGAGACTTCATTCTTGCCAAAAGATAGGTGTATACGCCGTGTTAGGGATTCGAACCCCAAAGACTTTTACATCCAGACTGTTTTCAAGACAGCACCCTCGACCAATCGGACACACGGCAAAATATAATAGCAGTAGAGTTGCTATTATACTTGAAATTACTTTTGTCCCTACATTGTATAATTTCACACGGACTTTCTACCGTTTACGGCAACTTATTCAAGCTTGTCGTAAGTTTAGCGTGATATGAATGAATCGAACATCCGCATCGAATAAACGATGACCTCTGATTAGCAGTCAGGTACATTACCAACTCTGTCAATACCACAATGAAGAGAGTCACCTCATGAAATGACTCTCTGTTACTATACAAAAAAAATGTATAGCCTCGCTGTCCATTTAAGTATCAGCTATTTATTGAAAATTTATTGTCTTTCTCATTGAATCCTCAAACTCCGAGCTTTCATCTAAGCTGCATAGGACGCATCCTATTGTTACAACAGTACCAATCCGAAGACTGCAAAGGACATAGGGCGGTAGTAAGTGTTGAGCTTACACACCTAAGTTTCGTATGCATCCCCAAAATAGGTTTTGGCATCAGGTTTACCGCATAGCACTCGGTATGGGATTCGAACCCATGTTATCTAATAGAAAGTTAGATGTCTTAGACCACTTGACCAACTGAGCATAATTGGGACGGCAATATACCGCCCTTAAAATTACAGAATAACTTCTGTTTCGCCTTCAAACTTAGTATTTAAAGCACGAATTTCAGCAAGTTTCTTACCAATTTCTTCCTGAATCTTAGTAGCGAAAAGTTCAACCTTCGCCTTGCCAAGCTTCTCAACACTATCAAAAGGTGCTTTAACTTCTGATTCTGGAATCTTTGTAACATCTACAGAGAATGTAATATGAAGATTTTCATCCACAACAAATGACTGGTTAATAATATCTTTTAACTCAACAGAAATAATAGTTGAATCATCAACTTCACTATCAGTTGTAACTGGATCTCCATTAGAATCAGCTTTCATATTAGATTTAAAGGATATCTTAGAATATTCGATTGTTCTAACAAAATTATGCAACATATCTTTTTCAGTAGCAGCATCGGTATCTGATGTACCTAATTCTGCGACAGAAATATCTACACTAATAACGTTTTCATCAATAGTTTTACTAATATTTAATTTCATGAATTTGTACCCTCGCTTTCGTTTGCAATTACTTGTTTATATCCGTCTCTAATAGCCATAAATAAATCACGCAATACTTCTTTATCAATAGAGCAATCTAAATTTGACGTATCAAACTGTGGATCACTTACTGAAAAATCTAATGTTCCGTCATTCCGTGGCACGAACAAAATTTCCACGTTGTTGTTCAAGAGTAAAGTAATAGAATCTATTTTTTCACCATTGTTGGATGTAACTTTACGAACCTGTCCAACTTTTAATGGCTCTTGCTCAATAATCAATCTGCTTGCCATAATACATACTCCTTTCTTTTATTTTTTCGTTTTCCTTTTAATCATTGAATTGCGGAAGCAGGACTCGAACCTGCATACTCTTGGTTATGAGCCAAGTGAGCTTCCATTGCTCGTCATTCCGCTATGATAATCAGCATAAAGCACTAACTAGCTGATATTTGACTGTACACATCCAGTTTATAAATTAGACACACTAGGTATCCATGCTTTTCAAAATCACTTTAATCAGATTTACTCGCTAACCAACGCACGAGAAGGAGATTACTACCTGTGTCACCCAAGATACATGCGCTATGTAGTAACACTCCATTATTTTATCCAGTTGCAACGCCACATCGGAATCAAACCGAAATCTTCTCTGATATGAGACGCATGTTTCAATCATGCTGATGACATGGATAATATTTTTATTCTCCACATATTTTCAGTCTTCGGAGCAAAGACCTGTCGATAAGGTTTAATGACTCTTATCTGTCAATTTTCTTGCAAGTACTTTTCTTTCACGTTTTTCGCTACACTGCTTTAGGGTTAAGTATACCTTTGAATACTCGAATAAACACTGATAGCAGTACAGCATTTATTGTCATCATATACTTACAACTCATGGATGTAAGGGCGTATCACGTATCTTGCGTTGGTAATACTATTAAGGCTCTCATTAACGTAGAGAAGTACGAAACATTTTTAAATTGTAAATAGATACTGTTGGCTCAATGCATAAACCAACGTGAAGACCTCCATTTGCATTTGGTATCACTCACACAAACTTCATCAGTCAATAAATTACTACAATATTCTCTGTTAGTAGGTTTTGCTGGCAGAGAATTACCAACGGATTATAGCACCGCTTAACTATTGCTTACTTTTACGCAAACTGAAACAGAATACCTCACCTGCAATGTTCCACATTGACTCAATATGTATTCTAACCGCATATTTCGGTAATTTTGAATTGTCTACTAATGCAAGACCTCTCGTTATATTATTCTTTACTTTTTTTGGAATATTTTTGACAGAAAATGTCAGATATGATATAGTGTAAATAACAAATAGATTTCTAACATTTTAGTTATGAAAAATAAAGATAACCAAATACCAGTTGCTTTGTATTAATATTCATTTATTTAACCAAATACAACCACATATTTGACTCTAAACCGTCTAAGGGAATCTGTTTGTTTTATTAAGATTATTATACAATAGTTATTTTCAAACGTCAAGAATGTATTTGGAGATGTGTATCATGAATATGAAAAATTTTATTGAAATATTAAAAATAATTCTTCCAGCAATAATAACTGGATTTTTTACATTTTTTATTACTAAATACAATTATAGTAAAAATGTACCGTTAGATAAAATGGAAATATCTTATAATAAAGTTTATTATCCTTTATATAAAATTATATATAGTAATAAAGAATATAAACAAATTAAAAATATCAAGAATATTATAAAACAAATATCATTTTATATAAACAAATATAATATGAAATATATTGACAGATCCACATATAATTCTTTTATACTTTTAAAGGATAAGCCAAACAAGGATAATTATAACAATTTTAAAAATAATATATATGACAGAAATTCATATCTTCGTAGAAGATTAGGATATCTTGAACCTAATTTTATACAAAATGTTAAATATTTATCTAAAGATGATAAGTTTATATTTTATTGTGCAGTAGATGGATTAATTGCTTATATATTGTTTGTTGTTTCTACTATACCATTTTTTAATGAAAATATTCGTTACTTTTTTATTTTGTTTGGTATGGTATTTGTTGTGATTTTATTTTTAAAAATTATATTTAAAGTTATATTTGTTGGAATCAGTAAAATGATTAAGTTTGTGAGAAAAAAATGATAAAATGTATAAAGAATAAAATGTGATTAAAGATCAGAAAGTGATTTTTGTTCAACCTTTTTAATTTCTCCGTCTGCAAAATATTTTGCAAATTGCTCATCAGCATCAATGTCCTTGTACACTGCCACCATATCTAGCGAATTCCAACCGACTAGCATTTGAATTACATCGTCAGGAAGACCGCTTCGAGAACAAGAAGTTGTAAAGAAATGACGAAGACTGTGAAAATAGAAGTCTTCTCCTAAATGTTTACTAAATGTATCAGCCCAACTATCAAGAGTGCTTGATTCCATAGGTTCATCTATATATTCTCCATTAACTTTCTTTGGGAATAACCATTCTGACTCAATTCCATGTTCTTTTCTATAATTCATCCATAAATCAAAATATGGTTTAAATGGCTTTGCCAGTGTATATACTGTCAACATTTTGCCCCTAGAGCCTCTTCCTTTTGTTTGGATCTTTTCGGGTGTTTTATACAAAGAGCCATATATAATATTTTCGTCATCGAAATAAGATACTTTGAATCGTGGCAGTTCACTCTTACGTCTACCACTAAAAGCTGCTAACGCTAAAATGCAAGCCTTGTCATACTTACCTTTTTCAACCCAATAATCAAGCATTCCCTGTACTTGCTCATCAGACAATACAGTTTTAGTGAATACTTTCTCATTTGCAGGATTTTCAATTTTACGTATGATTGGTTTAAAATTCTCATACTCATCGTCCAATATAGCTTCAACATAATTTGAAAGCGATGAGAGAGTAGATTTTACTCTACGCATTCTAGCTGGCGACCACTTATATTCTGTAAGACAAAAACTCTGATAACGAGCTATATCTCTCTTAGACAAATCAATAAAAAATTTGTTACTACAATGCTGAAGTAGATAAACCCAGAAAATGTAAAGATCACGTCTATAAGCATTGATTGTATTTGGGGATCTATCAACTGAACGAAGATAGTCCAAAAAGTCATTTCCTAATTCTATATTCTCTTTATTGCACTGAGCCAATAGCTCATCAGTAACAATATTGTTGTGTTGTATTTTTCTACCCATTAAATCTCACTTCCTTTCAAATAACAAAAAGAAGTGAGATAACAATAGTAGTTACGCCACTTCTTTTAAATCTTCTATATAATTAAATAATGTTTCATAAATTTCTTGATTAGTTTTTGAATATATATCACTTTGATATAATTGAATTAATGGGATATTGTTTTCTTCACAAATTTGAATCTTTTCCTGCTTTCGCTTTTCATATAATTCATTACCTTCAATACCAAATAATTCAATATAATATTTTCGATTGTTTAACTCTACAACAAAATCAAATCTATATTTTCGCTTAAAATTGGGAATTACATCTTTATAAAGAACTTCATTTTCAAATGATATATTATAAGATTCTAAGACTTGAGCTAATTTCAGTTCATATGTAGAACGACATCTTGTGCCGTTTTTTGTTTCATATATTTTTTGTTTTTCAAACCCTGCTTCATTAAGTGCTTTTCTGAAACTTCCAAACTCTTTAAAATATGCATTACCTGATGGCATTCTTTTGTATAGTTTTAAATCAGACTCAACTGGTCTACGACCTAGTACATCACCTAACCACTGTAATTTTTCAATAAGTTCTTCTCTCGTTGCACCTCTACCTGTAATTGTTTTATCAAAACCACATAATTCTTGTAAATTATGTAATGTACCAAAATGACTAAGATATGCCTCTGTTGAATAAATATAATTATTTGTAGCTTTAGATATTTTTGTTATTTCTCTACTAGACAATACCTTCCCATATTCTTTACAAGCTCTTTTATATTTGAAAATCATATCTTCTTCTAAAACTTTATTGTTATATCCTTCATATCCAATAAGTTTATTCACATTGTTAAATGAGCCAAATCTGCTAATATATACTGATGTACACTGAATTGATTGACATCTATCTAAATCATCATTTGTCGGTAAAAACATATGTGTTTTCAAATGTTCTTCAACGAACTTCTTATAATTTTCTAACATTTCTTCATCCGATAGCTGTTCTCTATTGAATAAGTTCGGATTGGTAGTTGATTGAATACCAGCTTCTTTTAATAGATTCTGTAATGTTCCAAAATGTTTCGTCACTTGACAAGAAGACGGAAGACCATTAGCATGTTTTAAATCTCGTTGCACAAGTTTACCATGCTCATTAAACCAATTTTGTGCCAATTCAATAATTTCTTCTTTGGTATATTGATTATACCCATGATTATCCTTTGTCATAATTTTTCCTACTTTCTCACCTACTCCAACACATAAAAATAGAATGGGAGAGAGGTAGGTGACTCTACTCTGTCAGCTCATGACTTCTGACAGTCCCATTCCATAATTCCCACAATCAGCTATGACACCAATCATGAGTACATTTATTTATTCTCTGTTTTATATAAAGTTCGTTGCCGATTTAACATATCCCAATCCGTATATAAAAACATCGAAAAAGTCCTCCCACTTGGTAACGCTCCAAGCCGATCCGAAGACGACAGTTTTACAGACTGCCCCACATCTTTAGTGGTCTATGAGAGGATACAAAAAGAGTGTGCGGCTCAATACCACACACTCAAAACTGAATAGTTACTTAACTTATATAAATTTCCAAATTTTATTTACAAAACCAAGAAAATCTGAAATGCCATCAAGTGCTTTTGAATATTCTTCTTTGGTAACTTCTTTACCATTTATACAATATTCTCCACAATCACAATCATCATCACAATTGTCATAACAGCAACAATCATCGCAATTTCCATCGCATTCGCAAGAATATTCTTCATTGTCTTCACAATCGTCATTAATTTCAACTTCAAAACTAATTCTACTTTCAATATTAGGTATTACTTTAGAACAACAATTGTCTAATATATATACAACATCTGCTTCAACATATAAATATCTGTCATTATTCTTAGCAGGTACACACCAAATACCGTCACTAGCTAAAGCAATAATATATTCATCATCATAACCATTGACATCAGCATCGCTTAACTCAGATATACTAGCAATATCAAATCCAAAAGAAACAAATTCTTTAATAAAACTTTTAGCCTCATTATATTTTGCTATAATGTTAACATTACTAAGTTCATCCTGTTTCTTAAGCTTTTCATACATTTCTAAAATATTACAAGCACATTCTTCTATATCATTAAAACATATAGCGTCCATTAATTTATTCATAAATTCACCTCAAAAAATTAAGCATTCTTTACAGCATCCTTTAATGCCTTACCTGCTTTAAACTTAGGTGCTTTTGAAGCTTCTATGTGAAGTGACTCACCTGTAAGTGGATTTCTACCTTCTCTAGCAGCTCTTTCAACTACTTCAAATGTACCAAAACCAACTAACTGAACCTTACCACCTGCTATAAGTTCATCAGTTATTGATTTTATTACACCATCAACAATAGTAGTTAAATCCTTCTTTGAAACATTTACATCAATATTTTCCTGTGTCTTTGCAACTAATTCTGTCTTGTTCATAAAAAAAATCTCCTTTTAATTCAATAATATTTTGGCGCTTTTAATAAGTGCCGATTTAATAATAAAAGAGGATAGCAGCCAATATGGTCTACTTCCTCAAAAAAATTTTATTCAACCCAAAGCTGAACCTTATCAATATATCTACCAAAACAGCCAGCGTATCCATCCTGACCATTAACAGTCTGATCATCTATCTGAACAGGATAATATCCTTCCATACCTTTTGGTGATACCTGTATATATAAGCACTGATATTCATAACCACCAGGTGTATAGAATACTGCTTTTAAAGCGTCAATAGGTGTTCTGCCATTTCCTGCGTAGCCGTTTTCATCATCATTAATATCATAACCATCAACTTCTGGAAGCCAACCTCCATTAAGTAAATGAACCTGATATCTTACATAGCCTTCACTAACACCAATAGCAATACCAGTAATTGCCTGATCATCACCAGCGCCAGCCCAATCATCCCTATCATGAACTTCATCCCACCAACGATTTGTCTTAGCTCTGTAATAAACATCAACATGACCTAAATCATTAGTTCTACCGCCTGTAGTTTCGTTGTTATTTGTACTATCATTGTCAGAATAATCTTCATTTGAATCTTCAGATACTATTTCGCCTGTTAAAGCTTCAACTATGGCATCAGCACAAGTTTCGGCGTTCCATCTGTTAGCATCATCTCTATCATCAACGAAACAACATTCGATTAAAATAGCAGGAGCATTTGTGTTTCTAAGAACATAAAGTCCTGGATTGGTTTTAAAACCTCTGTTTCTTATATCAAGCTTCTCGGATATTGCCTGACATATCTTTGAACCTATTTCTTCTGTTCCGTTATCATATCCATATACCTCTGTACCGCCAGTAGAGTCATCACCTTCGTAATCATCTCTGCCAGAGTTAAGATGTATAGATATATCCAAATCAACATTATGTGAATTACACTTGCCAACAATTGTTGCTAAACAACCATTCTGCGATGTATTTTCATCACAAGTGCAATCGTAAACAGTATGTCCAAGGTTTTCTAATTTGGCAATTACAGCATTCTTAACAATTCTATCTTCAACAGACTCCTGTAAAATACCAACTGCACCATAAGCACCCTCATCCTGTGGGCAGTGACCTGCATGTACATTATATGTAGACACTATATATTCCTCCTATATAAAATAAATAAAAATAAAAGAGGGTAGTACAAACTATCCTCGTAAGAACAAAATATAATTAACTAAGCTGAATATCCTTTATCATTTCAACTTCGTTATCTTTTAAAATTGCTATTGTTTGAGATGCTACACTACTACAATAAAAATTTTTGGAAAAATCATTAAATCCGCTTAAGCAGCCTGTAGATATAGCATATCTACCATGATTTTCTGACTGAATGGAAAAATTGTGGAGATGTCCACTAAAGATTAAATCATAGAACTGATTATCACTAGAAATAATTTTTGCAAGATTATATCTATCATTTTTATATTTATCACCATGAATAAATTTACAAGATAAACCACAAACAGTAATATTTATTTCAGAATCATTATAGTTTGTATTTAATATAGAAATACGTTTACATCCACTTACATCAACCAAGTCTTTAATATGTTCAGTAATAAGCACATTTGCATTATCACCTTCATAATTTTTTCTCTTATCACCTGACATGCGGTCATGATTTCCAGCAATACCACCGAATATAACATTACAATCTTCAGCTAAAGCGACTAATAGTCTATATATGAGTTTGGTAGCTTTGTGTATTTGCATTGATTGCAGAAATTCACAATTATGTGCTTGTGTTTCTCTCATATATGAATTCTCAATCATATCACCTGTTGATATAACTAAAACCTGACGAACATTATATAATTCAATATATTTTTTACATTCAGAAATATATTTATCTATTCTTTCATTAGCAATTTCCCAATTAAAATTATTACCATTACAATTGTTAATTATATAGCCAATATGCCAATCAGTAATATGACATATCATAGTGTAATCAGATTCTTCTTCAACAGAAGAGTACATATATGTAGGAATTTCCATTGAGAAATTATTATCTTTCATATACTGCTTCAATTCATCTGCAACTGTAATACAAGGAACTAAATCTCTTTTTAACTTATTGAGTTTCAATCTATCATTATGTATTTGCTGTTTAACAATATATTGTTCACCTAATACTTCTTTAGCATCATCAAGAGTAGTACTTTTTTCTGTTATGTTTTTAGCTTTTAAATATTCTCTAACAAAATAATTGCCAAATATGGTCTGACTAGCCTTTCTGACGCTATCATAATGACATTTAATATCATATTTATCTACAATTTCTTTCCAATCTATATCTGAAATACCAGACATTTTATTAGAAATTTCTTGTAAAACTTGTTCATAAGTTGATGAGGTTAGCCCATATTTTTTTAATTCTTCTTCGAAATTATAAATATAGTTCACCTACTCTCTATTCTTCATTAGATTCAGTAGGCTCATCGAGTTCACTTTCCTCTTTTACCTTCACATTTATTTCAACACTGCCACCGTTAAATACTGATAGAAGAGTAGCAAGTTTCTTTTCTTCGCCATCTACATCAATAGTCATGTTATCTGTGTCAATGATACCTGCAATCTTCATAGACGTTTGCTTGGTTTCCTTAAAAACAAAATTTGCCATAATCCTTTAAATCCTCCATAAAATTAAAAATTCCCACCAGAACGTTTTCTGCCAGGATTGTAATATACTTGTTTACTTTTATTCTGTTTTACTTTAATATACTCACGAATCTTCCTAATATAATTTTCATCATAGCTTAATTTAGCATGTGACTCCAAATAATAGCATCCACAACGAGTTGGGATTTTATTAGATAACACATTATCAATAAGCTTATATGACGGATTAAGATTCGAGAGATGGGTATGCTTTTCTGTATCTTCTTGTCTACAGATACGATAGCCGTTTTCAGTCTTGTCAATATAAAAACATTTATATTCTATTCGATTTTTCATAGGCAAAACCTACTTAACGTATTTATCTTCAATGTAACGTTTCCCACCACAAGTCTTGTAATACCCAATATGTTCGCCTCTATAGTCCACATATCCTCGTTTAGTGTTTCTGATTACACCTTCAGATAATAATTTTTCAATTTCATTTTTTGAAATGTACTTGATAATTTTCACGTCCTTTGATTTATTTTCTGTCGAATAACAGAATAATTGGAAATGTAAGACTCGAACTTACGACCTCATGATCCCAAATCATGCGTTCTACCAAACTGAACTAATTCCCAAGAATAATATTCTCACACAGAGGTATAAGAATATTAATTAATATGAGCTGAGATATTGACTCAATATACTACCATCTATTGTGGTTGGACACAATTTATCACACTGTCGATTAGACAGTAGGTAGCAACAACACCGATTTTGATATAATCGGCAAACTCTTACCACAAAGTATTATAGATTTTCTTTCTGCACATTCTTCCTTGCGAGATTCATAGGTTGCAGCCTATTAGAGTTGCACGTACTTGTATTTTCTCATATAACACCTTGCGAGTGTTATATGTGTCCATATTACAGGACAATAAGTTGTTTTTCTCTTTGCGGTTGCACACACTTTTGCTTGTTATTTTCTATCAGTAAATCATAATTTTTATTTTAAAATTTTTTTTATTCACCAAAAGTATGTACTTACAAATGGATGATGAGGTGTACATTTAACCATCCGTACCTTTTGAGTACAGCCCAGTTGTCACCATCCTGCTCGGATTGCGATCTCCTTGCTTTTTGACTCCATCCCTGTCTTTCAACTTAAGAGATATTATCAAAATTCTATCAGCAGTTATACTTGCGATATTCCCACTAATAACCCATAAATCATCCCCACATTTCTGTGTTAATACAGTGCCTATTTCAAGACACCCACCAATCAACCATATTCGCCAGCAGTCGCCCTTGAATAGAAGGTTGGGTGTAGATTTTATGTGTTTTCCGTCAAACTGTAAACACAGTCGCAGTCTTATAATACGATAAGAACCACTTTATACATGTCACCATGCTTATCTTGAGATTTAACATCTCCTGATCCGAAACCGACCAGTCCCATAAAATAGGATAACTCCCACAATAGGACTCGAACCTATAACTTACGGATTAACAATCCGTTGCTCTACCATTGAACTATATGAGAAAGTATTAGTGGTTGCATCATTATTCAAATAATACAACCACTAATATAAAGAAAGAAGGTTATATGAAAAATAAAAATTTGAAAGAAGCCTATATTATATAACACCCTATAGGACGGGTATTAAGAAAAGCTGATTTCATTATGTTATTCTCTTATTACTATACATAATAAGAAAAACGGGCGTAGTAGCTGTAACCCTAGTAAAATTAAGGACTGCACGACTTTTATAAAACTCGACAAATTAATTTCTAATTTTATTTTTATAGGATAAATCCCATTCTAACTGTTTTTCTTTTTTGCATTTTGAACAATATTTATCTCTTTTCCCTTTTTTCTTTACAAGTCGTCCGCATTCAGAACATCGAATAAAGTTGCCATCACCAATATAATTCTGATATTCATAGCCAAGTTCTCTAAAATCTTTTATCTTCAATACAATATTACTATTATTGTATATAAAATTTACTTTCATGTTCAGGTTATCGTTTTTATTAGAGAAAGAGATCAATCCAGTATTTTCAAGATCATTTAAATATAAAAACTTATCATTTCTATATTTTACCGTAACTCTTGCAGCTTTATATATCTCTTTAACTTCTGTATTAACCCATCCATTATTTGTTTCCGAAAGAGTATTATATAGCTTTGCATAACACAGCATTGTGAATAGTAGTTTTTGATATTTCATATTTTCGACACTTGAAATTATATCTAACTCAACTTTTGTAATATTAATTGACTCAATTTCTTGCAAGAGATATTTTTTACCTTTTTTTGAAATATCTTCAATAATATCTTCCCATAAAGCCTCATTATAACCTTTGTAATTTTTCTCCATAAACTCATTTAATTTTTGAGCTGTTTTTTTCTCTCCAAGTTTTTCTTCCTGTCTGTAGTATTTCGATAATAAGAAGAGGGTAGAAGTTGGTTTATTCCCAACTTCACCTTTCTTAATTATTTTTTCTGCTTGTTCTTTTTCATTTAAAATAACCGACATTCATCATCCTCCACATCAATAGTTACTTTAATTTCAGTTTCCTTCATAGAAAAAAGCATACCATTAAATTCTATATCTCCATCTTCGTCCAACTCAGGGTACGATATTTTATATCCATTTCTTCGCAGAAGATTCTTAATAAAAGTCTCACCGCAAATATCCCATGCAAACTGTTTACTATTTTTTGATTTTGTATAGCATAAATCAAGAACAATATTGCAAAGTTCATCTTCGTTAGGGCATTCCTTTAAACATTTCTCTCTAAATTGCTCCTTTAAGAGATATCTCTGAATCTGTTTTTCGTCAGACTTTAATCTTTCCTTTTTTGCATAAAGCATATAATTTTGAATATCCTTTTTGTATGCTTCATATATTTTCTTGATTTTGTTATATACTTTATTTGTATATTCAGCATCACTTTTTAAAATAGAATAATCAAAATTAGATTCTATATTACAATATTTCCCATCAAATAATTCTTCAATTTTCCAACATATTCTATTGATAGTGCATGGTGCGTTTCCTAGAGGCATTCGATCATAATAACAGTATATAAAACGTTCTTCTTCTTTCGTTTTATTCTCTTTTTGTAACAATTCATCTAATGTGATTCTAAATCGCATTAAACATTTTTCATTATTTTTCTTTTTATAATTGTTTAATTCAACTCTTTCAGATGGGTAAATATATTGCATAAAATATGGTTTTTTATCTGCAATTATTTTTCGATTTATCCAAAAATCCTTTTTTTCATCAGAATCTTTTGCCTTTGAAAGTTTATTTGCTATCCAGTTATACCATGTATCAGGTATAGGTTTGGCTTCAATTCCTTTAGTCTTATCAATAGCATTCTGCTGGTAAAGCTGTCCACATTTAATTCTATAGTCGAGAATATTATATTCACGACTGCCTTTTGGAAACTTTGCCTGAACCTCAAACATTGAAGTGATTTTGTTTGTTACACCACCAACGGCATTACCAAAGCTATTAATATTAGACTTCATAATATCATCGTCCGATGGAATACATTTTGGAGCTTTTCTTTGTACACATACAATAGCAGGTAACTTTTTAGTATTTTTCACAAGAACAGGAAACGATGTATTAATAACGCAATCCCCATCTTTGTCGAAACCGTTCATTGCATCTGCACATGTATCCCAACTATTAAAAATAGTAGGAGTTGTCATATACTTATAAAATTCGTCCATCGTTTCGTTGTGTACTACATCTAATAATCTGATATTATTATGAGATGTCATTGGCGCACGAAAACTGACAATTTGAGTAATGCCTTTATCAATCCAATATTTTGAGTAAACTTGTCCAGCTTTTAATAACCCAGTAACTTCCATGCCAAACATTGACTGACATAATGAATATGGATCGCCTGATACAAGAGAGTAATTAGCAGGTACTTTTAAAACACCAACTTTAGCTTCGTCTATTCTTTTTCTAATCATAGAATAAATTTGACTTTTGATATACGGATCTTGTGTCATAGATGGCTCGATCATAAGAGCGGTTGCGAAAGAACTGTCAAGATTTTGGACATTATTCTTATTTAATCCAATTCCTTTTGTATAAAGAATTGTTTTTCTATAATCATCTGATAAAATATCTTTTATTTCATTTACAGTCGGAGCAATAAGTTCATCAATCTGCTCATCTGTAAAATCATAACTTTGTAAAAACTGATAATTCATAGTTCTTACATTTTCTAATTCTTCTTCTGAAGACTTTGTAATTGCAAATGTATATTTATTTTCTTCGCAATTTCTAAAATAATCCTCAATAGAAGAGTAGGAATCCCACAATTTTAACATTGACTCTGTTAAAATAAGTTCAACCTCGTTAATCTTATATGTATTTCCCCATACATCTGTAATCTCGTCAAAGCCGTTATCCAAAGCAAATTTTTGAAAATCAATTGGAAATACTGCACCTTTACAAAACGAGTTTCGTATCACACAACCAGGTAATAAATAATCTTCTCCAATTTCTTCCCCCCATCTTTTCATAAGATTAGGCATTGCTAATCCATAACCATCACTGTCTATAAGTTCAATATCTTTATCTTTAATGAATTTCATACTTGGCTGATCCAACCCTGTATCATCTAATTCAATAATATCTGATTTAAAATGGGTAATACAATCGTGTACCACAACAACACCATTTGGCATTGAAACAGGAGTAGAAGAGCTGCATACTAAAGAAATATATGCTTCAAGCTTCGCAGGAGCGAATTTCATTGACATATCTCGTCCGTTATTAATTCTCTTTTTTATCTCAGGAAAAAGTTTTTCGTTGATAAAAACAATCGTATTATTCTTTACACCGCCTGTTGTACCAAGTAACCATTTATATCTAATACCATTTATCTCAAAACCATTTTTATAAATGTAGTGAAAATCCTTCTCTTTGTCGATTACTACACAAACATAATCTTTCTTAAACTGGTAATTATCTAACTCAGCATATAGTTTTTTGATTTTTGGTCTGGAAATTGAAAGATTTGTTTCTTTTTTTAATTTTTTGATTTGTGACTTGATATGAGAAATATGAAGTTCTGAATCTTCAATATTATTCAATTCGTCTATCCATCTCATTATCTGACTTTCGCTTAAAGCAATTAACTCTTGATTTTCTCTCGCATTATTTATTGAAAGTTGCAACTTCCATTTTTTCCTTCTCAATCTAGCTGAATGAATTTTATATACATATCTCTGCGATGTTAAATGTTTACTCATGTCGTACCTCCATTATTCGAATATAATCATTACCAGCCAACGCCTTATTATGACACTCAATCATATAGGGCAACAAAATTTCTTTTAATTGTTCTTCCGTATTCAATCTATAATATTCAATTGAAAATTCTGAATCGAAATAATAATGATACGATATACGAATTTTAAATTTGTTATTTCTATGAGAAATAATAGAAAAATTCCAAATATGATTACTCCAATTTTCAAAAAATAAGCGTAATTCTTTATAAACCTTTTGCATATGAACTACATCATAAATTTTTTGATAGAAATTGTTTTCATTATGATGAAATTTAATTGTACGAAAGTACCTATCACCCCACCAATAAGAACTGTATAATTGTGAAATCCCTTTATAATCTCTTTCAATATCTATTCTTGAATTATCAATATTACTGATATAGCTTTCACATCGACAAAGACGTAAAAACACTATGTTATTTTTATAATCTTCATCATCTACACGATTTTTTTCACGCAAATTATATACATCTATTAATTTTTCTGTATCTGTGTCTTTGTGAGTAAATAATATAATATCTTTTCCCTTAAACACGAAAAACTTAAGTGGAAAAGTTTTTTTGACGAATTTATTATAAAATCTTCCATATGAAGAGACACTATTTACACGATACTTCTTTTCTATTGGGTTATAATATCCAATCACATGGTTTTCAATAAATTTGTGTCTTGCATTAGGCTTAAAATATTTTTTCACACCAGCAATCCAAATATCAGTAAATCCAACAGCTTGATACAATTCATGTCTCTCGATATATTCAGTAGCAATAGGAGAGCACTGGTATTCAATAACATATTTTTTATTATTGTAATCAAACATAATATCAGGGCGTTGTTTAGTTTCTGGTATCCATCCCTCTAATACTGCATTTGTAACACCAACTTGTCTTTTTACCCATTCGTAAAGATCTCTTTTCCCATTTAAATGTTCTTCTGTCTCTGACTCAGAATACTTATCTTCACATTCTGCTTTATCCATATGTCTAAAATATGGTGTTTTAACTTCACCATGACAATACTCATATGGTTTACCACAAACAGGACATAATAATATTTTCTTTTTACTCCATTTTTTGAGCAAATCTTTTTTGTGTGTTCCATCATAACAATTTATGATTTCGTTTCCAATTTTTGCTGTAAGTATAATTCATTCCTCCTCTTTTAAAGTTCTTTACATTTATATATTCTCCAAATGAAATTTCTATTTACTTACACATTATTGAAAATAAACAGGCACTTTCCCAACATTAAATCTTTTCATGATTAGATAACTTATATACCCATCAACTAATTCGAAATTTCTGTCAATGATAATAGGACTAAGTTCACCATACTTAATAAAATTATTAAGCTTTTTTCTATACTTAAAATAACTAGGTGGAGTAGCAAGAAACATATCCTTAATCTTTATTTCACCAATAGGAATCCAATATTCAATACCACTTCTATAATCAATATCAAAAAATACTTTTAATTTATCAACTATCATAATATCCTTCCTTTCCCATTTCTTTAAAATCGTAACCTAACCAGTTAACTAAAAAATCGTAACTAAATATACAATCTCGATGAAGATATTCACCTTCGGAATTAACTATAAATTCATCTCCATTAAATATTCCCTCTTTACAGTAACAACATATGTAATTACTTTTTCTATCTCTATGTAATGGACATCTTTCAGCATGTCCAGAATCTCTTCCGCAATATTCACAAGCCATTTTCATACCTCACATTTTATTTTCTCATAGCAAAATCCATAATCTGTAGTGTAATAGATATGCTTAATTCCTAAATCTTTAATAGCTGCCATACAACTAGAACAAGGACGACACATGCCAAACTCTTTATCAAATCTTGTTCTGAAAATATACAATTTTACTTTGGAAAAATTTATATTCAAATGACGAATAGAATTAAGACAATTAATTTCAGCATGTAATGTTGGTTTAATACCGTTCTTATTCCAAGACTTTCTATATCTGTTATAATATTTCTGTATAGGATGCGTTTTAATTGTATTACAACCAATTCCTATTACATTTCCTTGATAAACGGCTATACAACCTATATGTGTTTTTCTATAATCTGATAAATCCGCAGCCGTTTTTGCTTTCTCGTAATATTTATAATCACTTTTACTTAACATTTAATTTTTCTTTCTCATATAATGCATTTCCACGTTCAAAACAATCAAGTTCATACTTAGTACGATTAACATAATAAGTAAAATCAGTATTTTCAACATATTTAAGAACTTTCATACATAATTCTTTTTTATTATCTGTTTCAACACTAAGAGCAAAATCTATGAGATCAAATCTATCTATGTCATTCTTCTTAATGTATAAAGTAGTGTTATACAATCTTTCTTCTTTATTCCATCTACTCATTGCAAGGATTGAATATCCATTATGTAAATCTATTATTATTGATGTATCTCCAATTATTTCGTATTTCATTAAGCTATTTCCTCCATTTTCTTAGTATCTCTAACGTCACATTCCTTCTGTCTGTCTCGATCAAATTTAATATCCGTAAAAATTCTTGCAACAATATCCAAATCAGTTCCACCAAAATCTGCAGCAGATTTTAATAATAATGGTGAGCAGATTAACTTGTTACGAGCCTTAAGTTCCATAGTTCTTGTCATTACATGATTCTGTGTTTCCTTTGTCATAAATTATTGTTCTCCTTATTAAATAAATTTTTTTATTCATATCATCGCTCCTTAGTGTGATACGTGTTTATTTGTTACATTTATATATTCCCTTATCGTGAAAGAATTTTATTGAAAATGATATTAAGAGATTTCTAATTCACCGATATAATAAAAAATGATGTATGTATACAATTTTATATTTAGTAATTCATTAATTAAAATTCACCAATGAATTAGAAACTCAGTGTGAATTGGAGTGTTTAGCGTAACGCTCATTGCACAAATTTATGGTAAAAAGATACTGTCCATAAGTGGCAATATTTCTGTTTATTTATTCTTTGTATTAGTCTTATTTTTATAAATTGTGGATCTAATCGAATCTAAAAAAGGACTAGGATAATAAACTTTAGAATTATAAGAAGTAGTAGAAGATAAGTACAGCTCTTTCTCAGCTCTTGTTATAGCAACATAAAATAAACGTTTTTCATCATCAATGTTATTACTTTTTTCATGCGGAAGTAAATTATCATTACAACCAATAATAAATACAACAGGATATTCAAGACCTTTTGATTTATGAATTGTAAGAAGATTTACTCTATTTAAGCTCATAGAATCAAGTTCTTTTTTAATATTATTCATATATATTAAAAATTCATTTAAGGATGCGTATTGATTTGCAATATTTTCAAAAGCATTTATATTTTCAATCTGTTCAGTATATCCACCATCATCGGAAAATTTACCTTTTGAAATATATCCATCAATGTTTAATCTTGCTCTTAAATATTTAACCATTTCTCCTACATTATGGAATTTTTTGTTTTGTAAATAATTTATCACTTCGTATATTTCGTCAATTCCATTTTTAAAACGCCAATTTCTACGATCAATTGTCATCATAGCGTTATAATATGAGATATTTTTTCTAATACTGTTGTTATGTACTTCCTGTAAAAATTTCTTATCCAGCCATCTATTCGGTTTATTATATATGTACTCAAATGATTGATTATCATTTTCATATAAAGATAACTTTAAATAAGATAGCAGTAATATAATTTCAGGTAACTCAATTAATGTTTTACCTCCTATAACATTAAAGGGAATGTGTTTTTTATGAAAGATAGATTGAATTTTGGTTAATTGAGCATTTGTTCTAGCTAAAATAGCAATGTCTTTATAATCATAACTTTTTGATATTTTTATTATTTTATCTGCAATATTTTCCGCTTCTTCATACTCATTTGAATAAATATTATATTGAGGATTTGTGTTATCTGGATTATTTGCAAAGCTTTTAACATAATATCTATGTTTCGAGTCAGGGATATCTTCTGCTAATGCATTAGCTGTCTTGACAATATTATTACTACATCTATAATTTGTATTAAGATTGATTATCTTTGTGTTATTATATTCTCTATCAAAATTCAAAATATACTCACTTTTACCGCCACGAAATGAATATATAGCCTGAAGAGGATCACCTACTATCATGGTGTTTGTATCATTTAATTTTTTAAGTAATAGACTTTGTGACATAGAAATATCCTGAAACTCATCAGATAAAATATATTCGAATTTAGATTGAAAATACTTTTTCTCTTCAGGAAATGAATCAATAATAGTATTTGCAATATTTAAAAAATCATCAAATTCGATATAATTTTTATACTTTTTAAATTCTTCATATTTTAAATAAATTGATCGCATTTCATCAGATGAAAAAGGATCATCATCTGAATAAATAAAATTATCAGTAATCATATTTATTTTTTGTCTTGTTATAAATACACAAATTTCGTTATATGGAATATCATCTTTATTACATAATCCAAGGGAAATACAAATATTTTGAACGCATTTTTCTTTTTCCCATTGTGTAGCCCATACTTTATAAGTATTTCCATATTTGTGTATAATGATTTTTAAAGCAAGTGAATGAAAGGTTTCTACGTTAACATTAAAAATGTTAAGTTTAGATAGTTTATCAGAAATACTTTCTTTTGCTTTTTTACTAAATGTAACTGCAAGAATGGAAGATGGGTTAATATTGTGGTTAACCATATTTTCTATTCTTTTTGTAAGTACGGTTGTTTTTCCAGATCCAGCAGTTGCAATAACAGCTATATTCCCAGAAATACTATCAACTACCTCTTGTTGTGCGTTATTTAATTTCATAAAATATTGTCTCCTTTTTTATGTGTAATTTGTAGATTATAACTATCATCATTGTTTTTTTCTCTGATTCGTTTACCAAAATATTCAGTTTTGTTATCAATGGTTATTTCACATAAAGACTCAAAAGATAATTTGTATTCATTTTTAGAATTGTATAGATATTTTAATGCATTTTTTTCAAACCTATCATTGGCATTTTTTATAATCATATCTGAAAATTCTTTGTTAAAATTATCAATTAAGTTTTGTGAATTTGCATCATCAAAATGAGACAATAATGACTTACATTTATCTAAATCAATATAATACGCTTCATATGCACTATATATGTATTTTATTTTTCTCTTATATAATTCTCTCTTTAATATTTCCTGAAATCTTTTTGCTTTTTTGCTATAATATCTTTCACTTGCATTTTCTATTCCAACTTCTTTATCTGCAATAGAAATGCAATTGGCGTAATATTCCATTTCTTCTTTCGTGGCTTGATGAGTAGCAAGATTAACATTAACCTCAATATTCCCTTCACAATCAATGATTGATTTATTATCACTTTCTTCAATAGTAACTTGATCTACTTCACGCCAAATGATTAAACCAGCATTTTTAAGATATTCAAGAGCATTAGAGATATACCAGTTAATCATATGGTCAGCTTTATCATAAAATTCATTAATAGTATCAATGCAGATTTGTGTTTCTTTACTACTGTCTTCACGATTATATTTTATGAGATTATAATTACGATTTATCATATTAATTTCTCTAGCCCATTTACCTACAGTGATTTCAATACTATTGTTTTTATCATGCCCATTAATAAGGCTATTTAAAATAAGAGGTACAATGTATTTATAAAGAGATTTTTGCATCTTGTCATAATTAGACGGAAGAGGATATTTATATACTTTTATTATTTTGTACATATTTTCGATTTGATTTTTTCTTTTTATGGGTTTTATATCACAATATTTATTGATTTTTTTAAACAATGCAGTTTTATATGATCCGATAAATCTTCCATTATCAAAATATGATTTTTTTTGAGCTTCACTACCATATAACTCTACAAGCTCATGTTCACTAATAATACCAATCTTAATTGTTTCTTTTTGATTCATACTTCCTCCTTTAATTTTTAGACAATAAATAAAAAACATACAAAAAAAATAACGAAATTTAAAAAAAATAAATGCCTCAAACCCTTGATTTATAAGGCTTTAAAGCCATTTTTTGCTCCCTAAAATCATGCGGTTTCTCACAATATAATATATATATAGTGATAAATTGCATGATTTTTCACCCTAAAAATGCCCTCAAACCCTTGATTTTACTGATAAAAATGGAGTTAAAAAAATATTATTTGTGGACTGCTTTAGCAGGACACAAGGGCATGAGCTTCGTAAGAAGCGATTGACCAACGCCGTAGGCGATAGTTAGTCTGCCATCTTAGCTTGCTTCGCAATCTAATCTGTCAGCCTTTTTAATGAATATGTCCTGTCACATTGCTTACGCAATATGCCAGTCCAATTCATTAAAATAATTTTTTATATTTTTTGTAGATTTTCTCTTTCTAAAACAACATAATTTGCAAATGGATCATCAATATAAAATACAGGTAACTTATTGTGGTATCTTTCATATATTTCTTCATATGATATAAATACACAAAATTTACTATCACCTTGTCTTTCTTTTCTTAGTTGTTCTAGTTCAATTTCATATTTTCCATCTTTGACTGAACCTATTTTTCCACAAATAGTACAATATCCAGTTAATCTTGTATATCTATTTATTTTTCCAACAAATGTCGAATCATATTGAATCAAGCATTCTTCATATTGATGTTTGTGTTTGGACTTATGATTGCTTTTCGAGATATTGTTTTTCTTAGATTTTTTATATTTGGGTATTTCATGTTCTTGTATCATAGATTACTCCTTTAATATATTATTCTCTTGTCAATTATCTACCTAGAGATGTTCTTTTCTTGCTGACGCTGCGAAAAGACCGCCCTTATCAAAGGGCTACATCTTGTGCTTACGCACATACTATCTTTTTGAGCTTGTATATAGTTTTCTCATACCTCTATCTGTGGGTTAAAAACGAGTTTTTGAGAGTGATTTTAAATTTTTATGTCTTAGGTGATAACTTATAAGGGTATGAGATAAAAGTGGCTAATTTTTCTATGAGATGTGATTTTTATACGTTATTCGATTAATACAAATAATTGTTTGCTTATTGTATCTAAAACATTTTTATGGATCTTATATTCATTAGAATATTTTCCATCTTTATCAATTGGTACAAACTCAGTTCTGACATTTTTTGATTCTTTCGACTCTTTTATTATTTGATATAATATATTTTCAGAAATATCATAAGTTTTAATATATATTCTCAGAGCATATACGGCAATTGGTGAATAAGTAGCCATTATAATATCCTTATTTTCCTTAAGAGCATTATCAAATATAGTATTGAGTCTATGCCACATTTCTTGTGGATGCTCTAATACATAATCTTGACCGTTTAATACTTCAGGAAATAATATTAATATATTGTTAGGCGATTTTTCTTTTAATTCACTAACCTTTTTAATAATTTCATTTTCTGTATAAGGTGTACCTGTTATAATTATTGTTTTCATATTTTTTTCTCTTTCTATTTTTTATAATGCGATTTTATCAGCTAATTCATCAAAAATATTTCTATTTGCTTTAGGTAATTCAAGATTAAGTCTTTCTAATGTTGAATCAAGAGTGGCATCATACATATTTCTTATATCCTTGTAATATTTCACTACATCTAAGTCATATGGTCTATCTTCACATTCCGTTTCAAACATATAATCCTTAATATAATCTGAAAATTCTATGTTATATGTATCTTGTACTTCATTAAGTATTATATGCATAGTATCTGATAACCTTAATTCTTGGTCTGAATGCTCATTAACATAATCTGTTAAGAGGTTAAGTTTCTCAAATGTATTAGTTTTCCAACGAGAATACTTTTTCTCTGGAATTTTCTTCTTAACTGACGATTCTTTTAATGATGATATATCTTGCTGCATTGTAGATACTGTTTGTGTGAGAGTAGTGATTGCATCTATTAATGGTTGAAGATCTGGTGCAGTATTTATATTTAATTCATCATGTCTATATTTTGAAATAATATCCCATACCCAGTCCATAAAGACGTTAGCTTGCTTTTGTCTTGACCAGCGACATATCTCCATAATTCCTCTTTCTGTATAATAGACACGTGCTTGTTCTTCACTCTTTGACAGGTTAGCCCCATTCTGGGTACTACCTAATTTTATTCTTACACATAACTCATCTAATCTGTCTTTATGATTAAGATGAATTTTTCGTATAGCTTTAGATGGATCAGCATATTCCAAAGCCTGACCAATTTGTTCTCTTGTGAGAAGAATGTCATCATTCATATTCCTATAAAAGTTACATGATAAGTTATTAAATGTTTCTGTTGTAATTAATGTTAAATTGCTCATAATGAGTCCTCCTTAAAATTTATTATTTTTTTTGTTTGGCAAAAGTGGTGTAATGATTATTTACAATAGATTATTCTCTTATATGAATTTGATTTTATGAATTTTTAGTATTGTATAAATATGTTAATTAATAAAGAGAGTTAATGTAAAATTCTTTACATGGGATATAAGGCGAAAAATTAATGATTTAGAGTCTATTTTGGATTTTTATATGTCAGGTGGCTAGTTGTTAGGGTGGAGGGTAAAATTGAAATTTGAGCTGTGAGAGTGGATTTTGTATAAGTGTGAGAATTGATAATGTTGTTTATAGTAAATATGATAAATGTATATAGATAGTTAATGCAATTTTGGGTGATGTAAAAAAATGACCTTGTATTTTGAGCATTTAGGTGGGTAAAAATGAATTTAGGTGTTATTGGTAGGGTTAAAAAGTAGGTTTATATATGAAGACTATAAGCGGTATATGAGAGATTTTTGAATTTTATGTTTTGTAATAATGAATAATATATTTGAATAGATGGATAAAATGAATGAGAAATGTATTGTAAAGGTGCGAGTAATTAAAATTATAGTATTATTTTTAGTGCTTTTATAGGTATATTGGTTATTTATTCGTTAGAATTATGCTACAGTTTTATAATACCCCTCTGTTGGTTAAAATATTTTTTGTGTTGAAAACTGGCATCGTGAAAAAGGTTTATTTATAAGGAAAAAATCTGATTTACAATTTGATTTTAGGTAAAGTGAAAATTCAATTTTTGGGTTGTAAAGCGGCTGAAATGCTTGATTTTAGTGAGATTAAGCGATATGGGGTACGATAAGTGTTTGAGATGGGGAAATTTGGATTTTGCTTGATTTTATTGGGTATTTTGAAGTTGGGAAAGGATGGATTTTTGAGTTAGTGTGTAGATGAACCAGCTACATGCTCTGCTGCATTTTCAGTCCATTTAGTTAGTTTTAACTACCCCCAGTTAGTCAAAAACAATGGCTAATAGATATATATTAACCATTCTTTTTTTCTGGGCTTTGAACGGTTTATAAGTAGTATTAAAAACTATGTCAGATAGTATTAATAATATTATAACATATCGTTTATTATAGTTTTAATCTATATCTAATAAATTATAAAAAATATTCAAAAAACACTTGACATATAAATATAAACCTTTATAATGTAGGTATAAAGCAATACACTTTATATATCATTTATAGCACTTTGAAAATAAATTAAAAATATTTAAAAGAGTACTTGACATATAAAGCATAAGGCTTTATAATGTAAGCATAGTAATTAATTACTATGTAGTAATGTAATAAAAAGTTTAGTCCACTAAACAAAATCAAAAAAGTTTAGTCACTAAACAAAATAATCAAAAAATAATAAAAAGGAGGTACTTAATTATGAGTACAAAAAACACAACAAACCAGGAAACAAAAAACAATAGCATTATCAACGTGACAGTAAACGGTATGACTGCCAATGACACAATAACAAATGTGAAGTCACGGTTAGAATCCGTTGAAAAGTCCGCATTTAATATTGCTTTACTCTGCGCATACGGTACGGGAGTAACAATTCCAGAATATACCGATAATAAGGGCAGTGTACACGGGGAGGCAATTTGTGACAAGCCTATCAAGCAAAACGATTATATCAAGTTAGTAGGCAGAAGTAAAGCGACTTTAAGTCGTTGGATCAAAGCAATGAATTTAATCATTGAGAATAATCGTTTCAATGACTTTGCAAGCGGTTTATATCCGTTTTCATATGACAAAATCATTGATATTTTTGAAAATGCTGAAGTATTTGATGGTTATGTATTCAAGGATTTAATGGATTTGTCGGCTTGCACACTTGCTACAATGATAAAAGATTATGTAAAACCTTCTGAAAAGACTGAAGAAAAGACTGAAGAAAAGACTGAAGATGCAACGGCAGACAGTGAGACAGACAGCGACAGCACTGAAGAAAAGTCTGAAGAACCATCTGAAGAAACTGCGGTACTCACATACCAGGGCAAGGATTATACAGTCAATAAGGCTGTATTTGAAAAGTGGCTTGCTGAGAACGCCACACTTGCAAAATAATCAGCACTAACACTAAAACCAGGGCGGTGAAAATCCGCCCTTTTTGTAATGTTATCCGGGTATGTTACCCGGTTTTTTTAATGCTTTTATAGTTTAGTGACTAAACAAAAAAACAATAATCTAAATTGTTTAGCGACTAAACTATAAAAAATATAATCAATCAATTCCAGGAGATACGAAAATATGAAATATTATGATGTGGCAATAATAAATAAAAGCGGATGGTTTGAAATAGTTTAAAATGTGCTTGCATTATCTGAAGTGGATGCTATGCACATTGTCGAAATAAAGTACGGAGTAACCGCAAAAGATGCAGTTATTTCAGAATAGGAGGTTTTGCGTTATGAATATTAAAATTTGCAAGGATAATAACACATATATCTGGGGTTTCCATGTGCCACTTAATGCGTGGTATGGTCAGGATGGCGACAATAGTTGGGATTGGTGGATCTGCACAGTACACGGCAAGCCTGAGAATGATAATACACTTGAACTGCGTAGATTTAATGGTGAGTGTTGGGTAAAAGTGTGTGAGAACTCCGACACCACACAAGCAATCTGCCAGTGGGCTACAGCTCTGCGTTTATGGTGGACAAAATGCCAATGGTTCAAAGAAGAGGACAAACAAAAAAGTTTAGTGACTAAACAACTTATAAGACAAGAAAGACATATGAACAGCTTAAAAAGTCTAATGAAACACGATAGAAAACATAAGTCAGGCGGTTCAGGTATCCGTCTTGATGTAGAAAATTTTCGTGCAGATAAAACATTTACAGATTATGAATGCACGAATAATCACCATCGTTTTCACGATTTTCAAAAAAGTTATGTTTAATTAAGGAGGGAACAACTATGCTTAATACGTTAGATATGTACGGGATTTGTCACGAAATATACCGTGATTTAAAAGGTAAAAATACTTATACAGAAATTGATGAAAATATTCTTAACTTCATTTTTAGACTGTATAATACAACTGAAATTGACTGTGAAGAAATCAAGGCATTATGGATTGAGTGGCTCACAAAAGGCACTTTATCCGTAAATACGCAAATTCAAAATGCAAGAAATAGGAGGTATAAAATTATGCTTAATATACAAACAACAATTCATTCAGATTCAAAAGGTAACTATAAGGCAAAAGATATAATGTCTCAACTTGCAAATGCAAATTTGGAAATTGAATTGCCTAACAAACCACTAGAAGATATATGCCTTGCCGACTTAAAATGTGAGGGATTACCATGCACATATTCGTATACAGAAGGCACAGTCTGGGATAATGAATTGCGTACTTATACAGAACGCAAAATAATATTATGTTTTGGATAATGTGCTAAAGGCAGACTAAAATCTGCCTTCCGTCTTACGGTGTAAGTCCGTAACCGATGAGCAGAAGCGAAACGGAAATTGAAAGGAGGTTGTTTTTATGGTAACATTGTAGATAGGTACAGTGTGCCTAAAAATAGGAAGGAGGACGCAATATGTCCGAAAAAGCAATAGTTCATAAAGTCCCAGAAAATGTCAGAAGGCAAAGTATAGAAACTCTAAAAGTACGCAAAGAATCATTGGAATATCTGCGTCAGAATGGATATAAGACCATTGACGATATAATTGAAAGGCAAAATGAGATCCCAACTGAAATTAGGGGAAATATCTATGCTTATATTATGTTTGGCATGGAGGGATAAAGGCAAATGTTTAGTGGCTAAACTGAAATCTGGTTTAGCTGCTAAACTTGACAATGTAAGCATAAAGATTTATACTGTAAGTGTAAAACTTTGAAGGGAGAGTGATAACAAATGTTTACATTTACAGATAATGAAGCTTTAAAAAAAGAATTAAAATTATTTCAAGTTGCTAATAATTTTGATAATATAACAGAAATATGTAAGAAAATGGAAATTATACCACAAGCATATTACAACACCTTAAAGAAACAAGGTTTATCATTTAATGATATAAAACGAATCTGTGATGCGATGGATACAGATTTATGTATTGAATTTAGAAAGAGAAATTCAGATAAGGCAAATGCTGAAAAGGCAAAGCTTGAAGCTCAAATAGCTGAACTTCAGGCAAAATTAAATCAGTTGTAGCACTCAAACTGCGTCAAATATAATAACAACATTCACCAAGCACCCAAAGGCAAACGCAATCGGGTGCTATTTTTATACTCAAAAAATCAATTAAGGAGGAAACAATTATGTCGTTGAGAAGCTTTAAAAGTCACCACACGGTGACAACGTATCCATCGAATAACGGATATGTAACAGAGCAATATGATGGATATGGCAGAGTAGAGAAATGTATCTATTCAAATACGTTTGCTAAAGCGAAGGCAATTCATTTTCAATTAATGAGTTGCCTTTAATTTTTACTCCAAAATAATACTACGAGAAAGGAAATACAACTATGAAAAAGATATTAGTAATACCTACAATAATTATAGCAACAACGATTGCTTTCATAGCAGGGAAGGCAACAGTAAACAATGATGAGGCACACTTATATGCGTTGTCAACAGTTGTTACTTCTACAAACGGAAATGAGGTTATTGTTCGTGACTTCAGTGGAAACCTATGGAAATTCACTGACAATAATTCAAATGATTGGGCTGTAAATGACATATGCTCAATCATCATGAACGATAATGAAACAGAAGAGAATATCTTTGATGATGTAATTATGTCAGTAAGATATTCAGGTTATATCAAATAAGAAGGGAGAATATAGATATGAGATTATATGATTATAAAAGGAAGGCAGAAACGGCTGCCAAGGATTTTTGCTATAGTCCTAAGATTATAGAAGCAATCCATAATGCAAAAACGGAAACAGAAGTTTCACGGATTATGCGTGAAGCGAGATTATCAATGGAGGTATAAGGTAGAATGGAAGCATTTAATTTTAGAATCATTAAGACAGCAAACGGAGCTGAAATAATAGACAGTACTCTATCAACTCCATATAACTCATTGACACCATCACAGATGATGGACTATATCAATGTGGAAAATAGCCTGTATTTTACAGAAAGACAAAGAAGATTGCAGAAGGCAGTCGAACCAACAATCATTGATAAGGTAAAGAATTTTGCAAGGAGAATAATACATGAAGGGATATTATAATGGGTTTGCCTACATGGGATTTGTGCCAAGTATAGGCAAATATCAGCAGTTTGAAAGTGAAGAAGATTATTTGAACTATCTAAAAGAAAGAGGTGAAATATGATGTACATAACTTATGAAGAACCGCTAAAAGGCAAAATATTCACTGAAAAGCAGATGTATGAAGTCTATAGAGACTTAGCAGATAAGACAGAATATCCAGACTTTGAGTGTTGGAAATCAGATATGCTCCGAAGTGGAGTGTTTGAAAAGTTTAGTAACTAAACGGTTTGTCAAAAGGCAAGCCGTTATTTTTTATCCAAAATACATATCAAAAATATTAAAAAGAAAGAGGTAGTTAATTATGTGCAAAATTAATGGAAAGAAGTTAAGCGAAATTAGAATGGAAAAAGGATTATCACGAGAGGAGTTGGCTACAAAAATTGGAATGTCTAAGTCATCTATAGAGAAATATGAAACAGGTGCAGCCAATCCAAGTGATAAAGTAGTGGATAAAATATGTCTGCTTTTAAAGATAAACAAAAATGATATTGAAGTTGCTGATGTAGGATACAGCTTTATACAAGGCGTAAGCAGAACAGTAGATTACACAAGACGTAAAAAGGACTTTGTTCGTTATTCAACACCGCACCAGACGGAGGAATTTATACAGGCTCATTCAAATGCGGGAGAATCAATGGAAATTAAAGAGGTAGATTGTGCATTAAAGAACTCTTTTAGTATTGCCTCAAAGCGATATATTCTTATTAACCCAACATTCATACATATACCAGATTGGCAGAGAGATACAGACATGGCAAAGGTGCAGGAAATAGCACAAAATTTTAATGAAGATAAATATGATCCAACAAAAGTATATATAGAAAATAGAAAATTATATGTAGCAGATGGAGCACATAGAATAGTCGCTTTTGTAATAAACAGAGAGATAAAAATGCTTGTAGAAGTACTTAATTGCTCAGAATATGAGGCAGTTCTTACATTCTTAGGACAGCAATCAGCAAGAAAGGCAATGACTGTTGCTGATACATATAGAGCAGGTGTAAAGGCAAACATAAGGGAATATATAGATTTTAAGAATTTGTTTGAATTATATAATATTCAGATTGTGACAGATGATGACAAACTGGAAAATCCAATAGGCAAAGTCGCACCTTCAAGAACATTGTTGAGGATGGTAAGAAATAATACAGATATATTAGAACTTACAATCAGGACAATTAAAGCCCTTGATTGGACAGGAAGTGAAAAGAATGCATTTACACTTAGAACATTTCATATATTCAAGAAGCTGTTTGCAAATTACGAAAACAATACAGTTATTGAAAGGCTTCTTGAAAACTGTAAAGGTGCTTCATATTTTGAAAATAAGATTGCACCTGTAAAAAGCAATGCTGAAATGTATGACATTTTAGCGAAAGCAATTTGTGAATAAGAGAATATATACATATAAGCTGCACTATCAGGCTATACGGGTATGAAAGGAAGTGAAATTTATGTCAGGACGACTACCACCAATGCCTTACAAAGACTTTACGGATATTTTAAAGGCAAATGGTTTCAAATATGACCGCTCAAAAGGCGGTCACGAAGTCTGGGAAAAGACAATTACAGATAGCGTGTCAATTCCTGTGCATGGTGATATAAACGGAGGACTTGCACGGAGATTAATAAGAGAACACGGATTGAGGAGGTAAAACATGAAATGGATTGAGATTTTACGGAAAGATGGCTATGCATTACTGCAAAGCGAAACTGATACACAGTATGTAGTTGCAAGTGGATATGATCCAACGCAGCCAGAAGACCAGCAGTGGTTACATGGAATATATTTTTGCTATTGGGGAGATAAGGGAAATCAACCAAATTATTTACAGACTGCATTAGAGTTGTTCAGACGTAAAACAGAATCAGATTATATTCCACGTTGCAGATTAGAAGAACTTGCGACACTTTTTAAGGACGGACTTATCTCTGATGACAGAGATTTAGCTCTTGAATACTTTGATGAAATCTGTGAGATGTCAGAGGAAGAGAAATCTTTCTTTGGCATTGAAGAAGATTAATAAATGGATATTTCATAAGGAAGGGAAAGGTGATTGATATGTTCTTGGTATACGAAAAAAATTATTTAAGTTACGGAGATGTAGATTGTGTTGAAGAAACTGATATGAAATTATATGACACAAAAGAAAAAGCAATAACAGAAATGGAACGGAGAAAGACAATGTATATTGAAGATACAGAAAATGACTTCACATATATGAAAAATGAAAGTTCTGAAAATTGTATTGTTTTTGCAGATGAATTGTCAGAAACAGGCTATGATAGAGAAGGTGAATTTCATATTTGTGTAGTAGAATTAGAAGTAGAGTAAATTTGTGTATTTCTTTATAAGATTGGAGGAAATAAATTATGGCATATATTTTAGGAAGATTGATTTCATGGAATATAAAATTTGAAAAAGTTGATAGCAAATGCGTAAGAGTATATGGAAACTTTGATGGTTTTTCTGTAGTAAGAGAATCGGAACAGGAAAACTATATTGAAGTGGATGGAAGGCTCATTGACTATGAGGATTTTGAAGATTGGCTATATTCAATAAAAATGTAAATGAAACTAAGATTTCATGATATGGAGGGAGAAAGAACATATGATTGAAAAAGGAACGGAATTTTTACCATATTATATACAGATGATCATTAAATATAGTGGTGGAATTGGATTTGAAAATTATAGGGAACGGAGTGATGGAAATGAGTAGATATACATGTGAAAAGACAAAGGATGAAATCCTTGATATTATTGCGGATGAGTTTGATAAAATAAACAAAGATTATGACAATGCAATGCAGAATGATAATGAAAAACTCAAGGAACGGAATCAGGGTAGATATGTGGCAATGTTTGATTTGCTGCATAGATTAGAGATTTATGAAAAGGAGCGAAGCGAAATGTCAAGTATTGAAAAGTCAAAAGAGGACGCACGGAACTTAAATGAACTCACAGATCATCTGATTAAATTACTTGAATCGGATGATAAGCGGTTCTCATTTGAATTTTGTGTAGGTGGTACAATGGAGATTTACGACAAAGAAAAAGAAATTGGTTATGCGGTTCACATTACACCGATCGAATATGATGAGAACGGAAAAGCAATAAATTTATAGCAACCGCAAAGGCAGTTAGGAGAATAAATACCTAGCTGCCTATTTTATTACAAGAAAGTGAGGAATGAAGATGAACGAATATTTAGAACATGCAAAGAACTTTTTAAATAAGGCAAATGCAAAATGTGAAATTGTGTATGGTGGTATTTCACGGAATGAAACATGGAAAGAAACAACAAAGAGGAATTGGTATGATGTAACGATTACTACGCCAAGAGGTAAAATGAGTTATGTATTTTGGGACAGCATAAATAATACAGAAATTTCTCAGGTGACTTTAGAAGAATATGTTGAAAAGAAATTAAAACGCAGATATTCAGATTTCCCATACAATGAGCGAAAGAAGGCAGAGCGAGAACTGAAGAAGTTGAAAGCCAAAGCAGTTCCAAGTGAATATGATGTATTGGCTTGTTTAGAGAAATATGATGTAGGCACATTTGAAGATTTTTGTTCAGAGTTTGGATATGACGAAGATAGTAGAACAGCAGAAAGAATTTATATTGCAGTAATCAAAGAATATAAAGACTTAACAAGAATCTTTACAGAAGAACAGATGGAAGAATTAAGCGAAATTCAGTAGGAGGTATGATTATGAGTTACTTATTTTTATATAGAGAAAAGGCAGCCGATGACAGAGATTGTTGTGCATACATTGATTCAAAGAACCCACGATTTGAGTGTGATCATTATTTTGGTAGTGTAAATTTATGTGGTGCTTGCTATAGTGGACACGATTTTCCTGCTTATGCAGACATTGAAACTGTATTAACAGAAACTGAATATAACGAATTGATTCAGTTTGATAAAGCAATTCACAATTTAGGCTATGGAATTACAAAAGGAGACGAGCGTTATAAAAAGGGAATTGAATTATCAAAGTCAATACAGCATGTATTTGATAAGCTAACATCTAAAGAAGCGGAAGAATTTCAGCAGAAAATCATTGAAAGTGAAATTGAATACATGAAGGAAGAGTATTCATTATCTGATGAAGATATTGAAAAGATATTTAATGAATACTATCTGGATTACAGAGATAGAGGGATTATTGGTAGCGTATTCAGTGATTCATCGGATTTAGGATATGAAGAAGCATGGTCACTTGGATATATTAAAAACGGAGATACGATTTTAGAAAGATATTTTGACTACGACAAGTTTGGAGAAGATTTAGTCAATGAAGATGAAAATTATCTTGAACTCGATGATGGTAGAGTTGTAAGTCTGAATTATTAGAAGGGAGCTGATGTAGTATGACAATTACATATGAATTAGATTTAGACAGTTTCAAGGCTTGGAGTGGTGCAGTTGATACACTCGATAGAGTAAGAAGAGAAGGCAAATGTGCGGAACTTGAAGCGATTCTTGAAGATACATACCCTGATGGTATGACAGAAACAGAACTAAATGATCTGCTATGGTTCGATTCTGAATCAGTATATGAATGGCTTGGAATGAGAAGTGAAACGCAGATTAGAGCAGAGATTAAGGACGCAGAAAGTGAACTTGAAGATTTACAGAACAATCTGGCTGATGATTTGGATGATGAAGATCTGACAACAGAAGAGAGGGCAGAAATCATTGACAGTTATCAGTCAGACATTGACGAAATCAAAGAGAGAATTGCAGACTTGAATGAAGAATTAGAGAATATCTAATCAAAGGAAATAAAGTTGGTAATTGGTCGGTAGAATAGGAGCGTGATTATATGAAAGAAATTGAAGTAAACAATGGATGTAAGATTGTATTAGAGAACAAATCACAAGGTATAGAAGTTATTCATTGTGACAGCAAGGGAGGTATTGAATATAGTTACAATATTCCTGATGGCGATCTTGTAATGTTGCTGAACTATTACAGAAACTGTAAGAGTGGCAGAGAGAAATCTGATTATATATCAGAAGGTAAAATTAGAAATACGAACACGGATATCGTTGAATATATATAGTCAAAGGAAATTGTAATTTACAGTGAAATTTTAGAAAGGTAAAAGGTGATAATTATGGCAGATACAAAGAAAACAAAAAGATTACATATTAGTATGGCTTATACTTTTGTAGGTGATACGGGAATTGATATTCCTGTTGAATTATTAGAAGGCAAAACTGAAGAAGAACAGTATGATATTGCATTTGCTTATGCGAAGGATCATATTGATGAAATTCCAGTAGCAGATAACGCAGAGTATATTTCATATTCTGATAACTTTGAAAGAGAAGACATTGATTTTGAGGATGAAGAATAACCAAATGAAAGAGTACTTTCATAGAAAGGCAAAAGGTAGTAATTATGAAAAAATATGTAGTAATTTGTTATTCGATTCACAATAAAGAAATTGCAAGTCATGATGTATTTGAAAATGAAGATGACGCATATACGTTTCTTGAAAAAGATGCACAAAATACTTATGAAGAAGAAATGAATAACTCTGACGAAGAAGGAAAAGAACAGATTGATTTTACAATAAGCGATGATGGAACTGCTTATCTTTCTTCTTGTGATGGAGAGTATGAATGGACTTGGGAAGTAATTGAAGTGTAAATCAAACAGAGAATAAATAAAGGCAGATGCAAATAATTGTGTCTGCCTTTTGTAATGGAAATAAGAAAGGTTGGTAGATAATTATGATGAAATTTACAATGAATGCAAAGGAATTAAAGACAATGATAGAGAAGGGAATGGCTGCTATCAATAAAAAGGCAAGCATTGCTACACTCACAAGATTATATTTTCAAGTAGAAGAAAATGGAACTGTTAAAGTATTAGGTACAGACTTAGAGCACTATGCAGAAATCAGAACTGATGATGCATACAACACAAGTCCAGGAGTGTTAGGAATTGAAGTTGATGACATTAAGGTAATCACTAAAATGAGTGGCGAGATTACATTGGAAGATGCCACAACGGAAACAGAAAGCAAAATCAATATTAAGTGTGGAAAGAAAACCGTGTCAATTCCAAGATATAACAACGTAGATGTATTCCTTCCAAGTATGGATGAAACAGAAACAAAGATTATGTCAGTAAAAGAGAATTGGTTACTTGATACAATCGTAAACCTTGCCACATATACAAGTGATAATGATTGCCAAAAAATAATGCAGGTATTCAATTTCAACACAAAATCAAAGAGAGTTGAAGCATTGGAAGGTCATAGAATTGGAATGAGGACACTTGAAAATCAAACAATCTATGAGACAACAGAGAATCCGTTTGATACAGTGAAAATTCATAATAAATGCGTTACTGTATTCAAGAAGATAATGGATAAGAAGTCAGAAAACGAAATTGTTATTTATCAGGATAAGAAATATATCAAGCTGGAAGGCAAAGATTTTACATATGTTATTCATAGAATTGACGGGGAATACTTTAAGGTGGATCAGATGCTTTCTATATCAGAAGATTTCAAATTTATTCCCGATAGAAATGAGTTTCTTGAAGTGATGAAGTACAATGCAGACTTAATTAAGACTTCTGGTTGTGGCAAACATCCAGTAGTATTATATGGAGCAAATGGAAACTTATATTCATATATAAATGCAGTAAAATATGAAGCATTTGATGAATTAGAGACAAGCGAAAGCAATATGAAAGATATGTACATCGGATTCAACCCACAGTTTCTAGCAGATGTATTTAGTGTAGTCGATTCTGATAATCCTATATGTATTGGTACAAGTCCAAAAGCTCCAATGCTGATTTATGGAAACGAATACAGTTTCTTAGTGCTGCCTGTAAATTTTGGTAATGATGCTGTCAACTATAAAGAGAAATTTAATGAGAATATTAACGGAGGTAAGGTGGCGTAAGCCATCTTACTTTTAGCAAGATATATTTAAGGAATATTGTAATAGAACGGAGGTTGATTGATATGGAAGTTGTTACAAGAGAATATAAAATCTATAATTACTCTGAATTATCAGAAGACGCAAAAGAAAAAGCTAAACAGTGGTACTTAGACGATGATTTTAGACCATCGGAATTTACAGAAATATATGAACAGGATTTACGGAATATATTTCCAGATAGTGATTTAAAGTTGCAGTATTCATTAAATTATTGTCAGGGAGATGGATTGAATATTTATGGGAAACTGAATGTAAATAACATTCTCAATCTTCCGAAAAGCGGATTCTGTGGAAATGAATTTGATGATATGAAGAATTATTTTACACAAAAAGAAATTAAGACTATTCAGAGATATACAAGAGAATGTGGAGAAGATATAAAGTTACCTATAAATAATCATTATAATTATTGCTGTGTAGACAGAATTGATTTAGCAGAGGAATGGGAAAATGATTTGTGGTATGCAAATTATAAAAACGTAAATAAAACATTGTTACAAAAATTTGAACAGTATGTAATTAAAATGATAGAGAGATTGTGTTCAGATTATGAGAAGTATGGATATGACTTCTTCTACAATGTGGACGATGACGCAATGGAAGAAACTTGTGAAGCAAATGAATGGAAATTTTTAGAAGATGGTTCATTCTTTGCAGCATAAAGGCAATGAAAGAACCGTTTCTTGAGAGTAGAGAAATCTACTCTTTTTTATATAGGAAGGAGAATATCTATGAAAGCATATAAATTATTACGCAAATTGTCAGATGGGAAATTGTATCCGTTATTCATTCACAAAACATATTCAACACCATTTAATGAGTAGATGCAAGCAGAATGCTATCCAACAAAGGGGTTTGCGGTTAGATGTGGATGGCATTGCTGCTTTAAGCCGTTAGCTCCGCATCTATCAATGCAGTTGGCAAATGGAGAACAGCGAGTATGGGTTGAGTGCGAGGTTGAAGATTGGGATTCTTATAACCGTCCAGAAAGTCAAGGAGGTAGTTGGATACTTGCTCAGAGGATGAAAGTTATTAGAGAACTTACGGAAAATGAAGTTAAAGAGATATTGAAAAATGTTGCATAAGAAAGGAAGGAAAATAAATATGAAAACAATAATTGATAAAAGTGAATGTAGACCATTGAGCGATCACATTGAAGGAAAACTTGTAGTTATTGATAGTAAGTTTTTCAAGCCAGAATTTAGAGAAGCAAAGTATCAGATTGTGCTTGCATTGAGTGGTTTTGGATGTGATGCAAGCACAAGGGGAAATGCAGTATATGTAGAAGAAGTTCATACTGATAACCCAGAGCATTACAGACAGGAAAGATACAATCTTATTGGTGAACCAACAGAAGAGATTATTAGGGAATGGAAATCAATATATGGTGAATTTAATGAGAAAGTACAGAAAGTATTGGAGGTGTAGGAATTATGATGACAAGAGAAAGATTTGCAGAAACAAACTGGAAAATGAGTTATGAGGAATATCAGAAATACGATTGTACTGAATGTAAAAAAGAAGAATGTCCACACAGAGGAGCATATAGAAGAGTGCCTGAAATTGATGGTGGTCTTGGTTTATGTCCAAATTTGAAGGGAGCGTGATTAGAATGTACAGAGTTTATCGATTAACAGACGAAGAGAAAGATAAAATTGTGCGATGTCGTTGGGATGGAGATACATATTACTATGATGTATTTGAATCGCAAGAAGAGTGCGATGAAGAACAGAAAAGACTAGATAAAATTGAAGCAGAATATAAAAAACAGAAAGCTGATTATTTAAAAAAATTGTAAGGGAGAGTGATTGAAATGTTCAAATATATTATCAGTTATGACGGTGGTTAGTTAAGAGACAGTGGAGAATAACTTAATAGTGATAGTTAAAGCAGAGATTTAATTATCCCTGCTTTTTCTATAAATACATATGAGGAGGTGTTAGAGTGATTAAACCTTACAAAATGTATGGCGACTTCTATGTACCAGGTTGTCCAAATGCTTTTCCAACTGAGGAAGAAGCATGGGAATACATAGAAGAGAATTACTGACACAAGAGGCATCGGCTGGTGACGCAGCCGTGTAAGTCCTCGCTCCTATATTAGTATTATAACACAAAATGGAAAGGAATAGTAATAGTAATGTTTTTGGATTTATCTAAATTGAAGAGGTGAGAAGATGACAAGCACAATAGAAAGAGATTTTGTAGTAAAAGATGGTGTAGCAAGCTTCCCGATGAAAGAATATCCAAACTATTGCGGAATTGAAGATATTGGATATATTTCACACGGAGAATGGGCAGACGCAGAACTTGAATACAAGGGAAAATTATTCAATGAAAATGTGGTGTCAGATGCAATGTGGGAAAGATTTATTGAAGAATTTCCTGATAAAGATGGAGATTACGAAGCGTTTAATCAGTACATGTATGACAATAAAGACGAAGTGTATGAGTTATTAGAAGATTGGAGTGATAGAAATGAATAATGTTTTTGTGATTGACAAAACAACAAAATGCAATTTAGGAGTTCTTGATTTTACACCACGGAAATATGACAGGATTTCTATGAAAGCATCTGAATGGAAAGAAATAGAAGTAGTAGTTGAGTGTGTATTATATGAGCCATTGGAACATGCAACATTGGTTTTTGTAAACATTGTCGAGCCATACTACACAGCTATGGTAAAAGAAATTAAGTGGTAAGAAATAGCAATTTCATAAGGAGGTTAATTTTATGAGAACACTTTATTTTACGCAAATAACAGATGATAGGTCTGATAAAAATATTAAACAGCTATTAGAGGAACGAATACAGAAATTAAAAGAATTATTAAATATTGAAGGTGTAGAACTTGTCGTATCTGATATAGAAGATATACATTTTAACGGACATACAGAGTACTGGAAAGATGGAACTGTCGCATATCAAGAGCCTGCAAATAATCAATGCAGATGTAGATTTCAAGTAAGAAAAACAACAAGAAAATTAACTTGGAATGATGTTTACAAGATTGTAAACAGTGTAAAACCTGTGCCATATAGTTTTAATGGATTTTTGTCATAATGGAAAGGATGGTTGATTTTATGAAAGCAGATAAATTAGAAAAATATCTTGATGAGTTATCAGACGGAACAGATTTTGCGTTTACATTATCTGATATACAGAATGGAGAAGTTGAATTGTATATGGATGGTGATAATCCATGTAAAGAAGATTGGTATACTGAAATTACAATTAAGAATCCAAAGACAAAGAAAGAATTAATAAAGACTTTACACGAAAAAATGTGGGAACTTTATGATGACTTTGATGTTGAGGAAGAAACATATCTTATGTTAGAAGCAAAGAGAAATGGATTCCAAGGTGTTCCTTGTGTAGTCGATCTAGTGCATAACGAGGAATATAAGAAAAATGCATTGAAAGAGTTTGCGGAGAAATTAAGAGAATTATTATAGAAAGGATGGTTGATGGAAATGAAAAGTACAAATGCAGAAGAAGTTGCTTGTAATTTTAAAGATTGGTTAGTTAATCTTGGATATATGACATTAGAAGATGGAATTCAGGACGAACAGGAAATTGTAAATGATTTCTATGTGTTGGAAGAGAAATGTCCGAAATTATTTAATTTGTTTAGGGATATATGTGATCGCTAATGAAATGAAACAAGAATTTTAAAAGAAATGGAGTGATTTATATGTTAAAAGCAATAAATATTAAATGGGACACAGATGGAGATATGGAAGTATTAAATGAACTTCCAACGGAAATGATTATCCCTGATGAATTAGAAGAACTGTACAAGAAAGACAGAGAATATGCACTTGAAGAGATTTCAGATTTGTTATCAGACGAGACAGGATTTTGTCATGATGGATTCGAAGTTGTAATGGAAATCACAAGACAATCTGTTGAGAACGAATTGTTTGATTTCTTCAATGACAAAATGGAAACTGGCGATGCACCTGAAATTGAAAGAGTTGGTCGTTATCCGGAAGAATATATCACAATAGATAGCGGAATTGTTATTGATTGTGCAGGTGGAAGGCAGATCAGATTGATTATCCAGGTAGACTAAGGAGTGGTGATTTATGAATTATACTTATTTTGGAAACAGAATCGAAAGAAGTTCATTAGGGAATCTGGGATTACAGTTATTGGAATCTCAAGAGAAATTAATTTCTCAGGAATATGAAATTGAGAATCTTAGAATTAAAGCAGCTATGTATAAAGCATATTTCTTTCGTAATTCCATATTAGCAGAAAAATTAGAAAAACAAAGTGAAGAAAACAGAGATGCACTTATTGGAGAGTTTGATGGTTTTTCATATGCAAGTTGGAGAGCAAACGCTGTATATAGAACGCTTGAAGATATGTGCGATGAAGGACTATTAACTGAAAAAGAATATAGAGAATACAAAGTATGAAATGGAGTGATGAATTATGGCAAAAACATTAAGAGATTTTTGGAATAAGGCAGACGGAATTTATGATTTTGTAGATAAGAATGGAATGTCTATTAATGATATGGATTATCCATTAAAAACAGAAGTATTAAATGAACGGTTAATTGAAGGCGAACAGTATGAGATTACATTAAATGTAGAGGCAAAGGAGTGATGAAATATGCAGATTGTAAAAGAAAGTATTATCAAGAAACATTCATATGAAAATGGAGTTCATACTTCTTATACAGAAGTGATAGAACAGTACCATTATGATTCAGAAGAGGAACGTAATAAACATGCAGAACAAATGACTAAAAAAGGATTTAAAGATAGTGGTCAGGTTAAAGAAAATGTTGGTACGATTATGAATCCAGAACTTGTATGGTTCGGAAGTTACTATAAATATGAAAGAAAATTAGGTAAGTAAACAAGAGTTTCAAGTTTTAGAAAGGCAATGGTGGATATTATGGATTATTCAAAATTAAAATATATTAGATTATTTAAAGATGAATATTCAGAGGAAAAATGGAAAACAATTTGTGAAGTTTTGGATGTTGATAACAATGAAAAATTGATAAGTATTGAACTTGGCATAGCAAAAGTAACACCACAAATTCATTAACTGGATGAAATGAGGATTTATTGTGAAGAATGGAGGTATATATTATGAGTAACTATGTTGACGAATTGAGAAGAATTCAAAATTTAACAAACGAAGAAATAAACGAAGGAAAGAAAAATAAATTGGCAACAGAAATTGTCGAATTATTTGAAGAACTTTTAGATAAAAAAGGAATTGAAATTCCTTGTGAGGATGCGACTGAGCAAAAAGAAAGATACGATGGAAATAATGTCGCCAAACTATACGGAATGGAATATTTTGATTTAATATCAAATGTTCAGAGCTTATTATAAAGGAGAGATGCATTATGGTAAGAATTAAAGATGGAAATTATATAGCAATATTCC